GAGTATCATATAACTCACTCCGCATCTTTTCAATCAGTTGTTCGGTTGTCATAATTCAGATTGTTTTGTTTACGAATAGCATTGTTTGGAGTGAAAAGTTATCCACCTACACCAAAATTTCGACTAAACATTGTTTGCTCTGGTGGCATAATTGGTATTATGCAGCTTATCCAGTTTCTTCTGTATATGTTCGGAATGAGCTTTCCACCAACACTTATAAAGTGCTGTTTCGATGTTGAAATACCGCTTCAGCACTTTCTTGTCAAATTTCAGAATGGAGCGCACAATAAAGCCGATACACTTAATCAAACCGTTTCCGATTGCTCGCAGGATTGTTTTTACGGCACCTGCAACCGTTATTTCCTTTGTTTCCATTTTATTTCAGATTATTGGTTTCAAGATATTCGTTGTATTCTTTCAGAGCCTCGTCATACTCGTACAGAATTTCGTCAAATCCGTCTGCAAGACACGTTTCTGGGTCATGGTCCATTTGCCACACAGCACGCAGCACAATTTCCAGACTTGGAACTCGATATGTTTCTACGATATTCCTCGTATCGGCATCCACAGAGTTCCAATAGCTCGTTTCCTGCGCTTCCTCGCATAATGTCAAGGCTGCATCGTACAGTTTCGCACGTTTCAGCTCGTATTCGTCAATATCACAAGTTTTGCACCCTACAAAAAGGACACAAAAAAGTGCGGCTGCAAAAGACCGCACTAATGGCACAATTTTCATATTTCGGAGTTTTTAGTTTATATTCGCTGGCACCATCGGGGTTTGCACCGATTACACACTATATTCCTGTCGTGCCAAATCTCACAAAATCACTGGGTTTCTGTGGCTCGGCTTGTTGCATAGTTTCCGTGCCTTGTTGATTTGCTTGTTCGTTATGTTTCGGACTTTCACACCACGCTCGCAGACACTCCATTGCAGGTTGTTTTTCTTGCAAAAGCCTATCAGCAAAGACACGCTTTTCAGCATATTTGCCGCAAACGTGTAATCCCAGCTCGTTGCAGGTTTGGCGTTTCTGGGATTTTCCACATATTTGTCACGTTCTTCCTTTCGTTCTTTCGGGGTATATGCGAGGATACTGTACAATCTCCTCGCATTCCGTTCCATCTCGGCTTGTTCCATCTCATTCGCATTTACAAAACAAGCCCAAACCACGCATTTCACGCAATCTGGGCTTGTTCGGTCCGTGTTCGGTTGTTATGCTCCTGTTTCCTCTTCAATTTCGGCACGCTCCATTTCAGGCAATTCGCTATCATCGAATTTCGCACGGAAGTTCAGCGCATCGAAGCTCGCTTTGCAAGCCTTGTGCATTTTCTTTTTGTACTCCCTTGCACATTCTTCCATATCACGCTTTGTCGGCACCAAACCGATACGCTGCCAAATGCTTGCCTCAACATCCCAGCGTTCAGCCTGTTTCTTGTCAGCGGTACGCACAATGATTTCGGCAGGAGTAGAAGAGCGCAATTTCGTGGCAATGCCACCGTTATCCGCTTTCAGTCCAGCTTCGAGGATTTTGACATTCCAGAATGTAGATACGACATTCTTCCAGACACGGAAAATCTCGTCCTGTTTACGGCTCTTCGGGGCATAGTCATCCCCAGCGAAGTTCACAGCGGTTTCGGTAATTGTTCCGTCTTTCCGTGTGCTACGATACACCAAAGTTACACCTACGAGAGAATTTTTGTCAAGGTTCTCGAACTGTACTGCATTGAATTTAGAAATTTGTCCCATTTTGTTTGAATTTTTCGGGTTTCTACACAAAATCGTGTATTGTAGGCAGTGCAGGGGTCGAACCTGCACTCTTACCATAAAAGAGTACGACCATGCACCAAAAATTTGCATTTCTGGCACATTTCGTTAAAGCCTAAATACGGATTTTGCGCTCTTCAATGCTCCTCTCCTGTACAGCATTGCAGAACTCAAACCAATTGGAACTGCACATTTTTCGACTGGATATAACATCGGCATACATTTCGGTTTGCCTTTGTATTTCCTGACGGCTCGCCTAAATCCTTTTCAGGCACTATACAGGCATACTATTTAGGGATATTCCGGGCTTCGTGTATTTTTTGGGTGTTTCTCCCCCTTTGCCACGCACAAGGGCATAGCATTGGCACTACTTGGAATACAGGGTAGATAGACTTTGCTCCAATAGCGGCGCATTTCGTACCTTTCGCTAATCTGGGCATAACTTCTGCACAAGGGCATCAGACCCATTTCACGCTTCTCCCTTTCGCTGCACTGCCTACTTTGCCCATTTCGGGCATACTTTTAATGCAGACTCTATGTAGTATGTAGGCACACTTGGGGCACACGACGGTTTGCACTACCCTCTTTAATAACTGAGCATTACAGTCAAGTGTATTCTTTCCCCATTCCAAAAAACTATTGCTTTTCGGTTGGGCGTGGGCTTTTGCTTTCGCTTTCCCACTTTATTTGCTTTATTACTTTCTTACTTTCTGTTTCGTCTTACTTTCGTTTGGTTTGACGGTGCAAAGGTATGTATTTAATTTGAAACTACCAAATAATTAGCAACCTTTTTGCCGTTTGGTTTTACATTCTGTTTATTATCACTTTGTTACATTGCAGCTATTTACTTTTGGTAGGACTTGTAACGTAATCCAAACGGCAAAGTTTAGCACTTATCAAAGTAGGCCGTTATCTTAACTTTGATGTTGCAAAGGTAGGACAAATATTTGAAACTACCAAATAATTAGCAAAGAAAATGCACGAAAATTTGAAAGTTTTTTGTAAGTGGTTGAAAATCAATGCTTTATAAAATAGGCTTTTTGGAATGGGGCAAAAGATAGGACAAACCGCACGCACATAGCGCACACGCACGTAACACGCACGCATACAGGCGCATACACGTATGGGCGCACACACACGAAAATGTAACGAAACTATGTATAAACGCAAAAATATCTACAAAAAATTAGCAAAATTAAGGCTTTTTGTCTTTTGGGCAAATATGAATGAAACAAGCCTAAATAATTGATATATAGGCATTTAATTTTCACTTTTGCACAAAGTGAAAACGCTAAATCATTGAAAATCAAGCCGTTATGAATTTGAAAAATAGGAAGGAGGGGAGGCAGTGGTGTGGGAATACCATATATATATTCCGACCCCAAAATTTAAGCTCGTTTTTTCGTTCATTGTACTGAAAATAGCTGGAAGATTCCCAGCCTTTCTACCTCACGCCTTCTCCCAGCCCCTCCAACCCTTTCCCAAACCCTCTCCATTCCATTAAATCAAATCTGCACCCTCTATGAGACCTTCCAGAAACACCGCTAAGCCAAATTTTTCATTTTGCCACCATAAAACCGTCTATATCCAATTCCCAAAATTTCCCCCGACCCTCCAAATTTAAGCCGTTTTTTCTGCCGCATTAGCACAATTCCAGAAATTATGTGTAACTTTGAGCCGCAAATTGAAATATTTAACTTCAAGAGGTATGAAATCACAGTTTCAAACACTATCCTTTCTGTCACAGTACACCCCAAAAACACAGTTGGATGCCGAAATGATATTTGGATTCTTGGGTGAACGCTTCAAGAACGCCAAGAAAACAATGTCATTCTGCCAGCAAGAGACCGAAAACATACTGGATGCAGCGTCACTCCTTATATGGTTCTCAAGCGGATTTGGTGCAACGGAAATCGCCCTGTGCAACGGCTCTATTGTAATGCTGGGAATGTGTACTATTGACACAGCAAGAATCATAGGAAAGCTGTCTGGAAGAAGCATTGAGACCACCAGCGAATCCGTTAAGTCATCTGAACTATCAAAAGCAACTGAAGAGGACGTTAAGGCGTTCTATGAAGCACTATACGCCTCCAGCCTTCAATTCGACCAAGCAAGCCTTACTCTTGTTGAAAAATACATACCCAGCCCCAACGAAAAGATAATCTTCTACAACAGCGATTTCTCCCAATGCGGAACTGGAGTGATACGAAGCGTTAATGAGGCCACTGGAGACGTTGAGATGTATTGCTATTATCTTTACCCTCCAGCAAACAAAGTCGGCTATTCAATGCACGAGAAGGGTGTTGCAAACCTCGTGACACACATATTCGAGCCTATGCTGGAAGATGACAAACGCTCCAGCAAGATGAATGGAGTTAGCTGTCTTAGACGATTGAACAGTGAGCTGGGAAAGAAAGGTAAGGTGTGGAAAGACAAGATAAAAAGGATTGAGCCTGCCTCATACGAACTGGAACCAGGAAAGGACTACTGGTTCATAAATGACGAATTTAAGATTGAGCAGAAGAAGGAAAAAGGAACTCCTACCAGCCATTTCCGTTACTTGGCTGGCAACTATTTCGTGACAAAGGAAAGTGCCGAAATGATGAGAGAAAAGATTGTGGAACTCGTTAACTCCAATCTTTCTTCTCCAGACTGGCCGAATAAATAAACATCAATTACAAGCGATATGACCAAAAAGACGAAAATCATTTCAGTTGCGTTTGGTGTACTGGTATTGGCTGGTGCCGCCTATTTCGCAATCAACGGCTATCAGAACTCCAGAGTTGACCAATTAAACTCCGAACTGTTCTTAACCAAGCCATCCAACCTCAGCACCTATGATGACCTTTATCGGTATCTGGCAAACAATGACGGTTTGACAATGGAAGAAGTGTCTGGCTACCGTGCTGACATAGCAATGTGCGAGAAAAACGGATTTCCAGTGGAGCAAACCGAGCTGTACAAGGACGTGTGGATGAAAAACATTTCGGCAAATCCAGAGCTGAAGGAATACTGTGATAAGAATCCTGAAATACTTGGGGCGGAAATGGAAAAGGACTGGATGGAATAGCCCATAAAAACCATGCCGTTTACTGGACCGCAAACACTATTGCCAATCCCAGTAAACGGCATTTTTAATTTCTATACTGCCACACAACAGCCAAACACCCCGAATTTGCCACTTTTTAGCCCCTACAATCAATCCAAATCCCAAAGACGAACACTTTATCATCCCGACCGAGAAAACGCTTCCAAAGCGAAAATATGAGGCTTTTAATTATTCACTGGGTGTTGTTATCTCAATCCTGCTTTCAAACCCTTTCTTTTTGTGCCATTCCATCGCCTTCTGGTACGAGAACACGTTGTTGATACGTCTGAGGTCAAGTTCCATTCCCTCCTTGAAGTTCGGATGAGTGTTGAACAGGGCGTAGAAGTGTTCTGGAACGATGCCGAGTTCTCTAAGCGTTGTGTGTATCCAAGGCTGAAGTTGGTGCCACGGTATAACCTTTCGTGGGGTTTCTTCTCCTGGTACGCAGTTTTCGCATATCCTGTTGCCTTGGCTATCCAAGCACCACTCAATGTTTCCTCGCTCACCAAACATGATGAAGGTTTCCATAAACGACCTCATTGCCTGTTCCATTTCTGTAAGCTGGGAGTTGTCTGTTTCTCTCAGTGCTTGGCAATACTCCCTGTCCTGACGATTCCGTTCTCTTTTACTCTGCTTAATATCTGGTGATGGTTTCTGTTCCACTACATCATCGGCTTCAATGTTCCTGATGTTGCTGAAAGAAATTACACGGCCATCCTCTCCGTCACTTGTTGTGGCTTTCTTCCAGTCGAAGATATGGTTGAAGTCTATGTCGGACACTTCGCAATTCACTTCAACAGTTCCATTGTCACTTTCAATGTGTCCGTCATTGATGTTCTCAATCGTGTAATTGCTGGCGGTTCTTATGCACTCCTTCAAAACGTCATCGGATATTATTTCGCCGTCAAGGTCATCGAGCAAAAACTCTTCTGAATTAAAGCTGGGAGTCTCGTCATCATCGCTGTTGCCTTGCTCCTTTTCATCTACGACTTGGTTATATACCTCAAACCAGAAATTGTAGAGAAACAACCTGTAGCATGATTCTGCACACAATGTAGGGTCTGAAGCAATATCAAGCATTGTTGAAGGCTGGAAGTATGGCTTGTCTCTGTAAGGGTTCAAAGATTTCCTGAAGGCATCTCTCCTTTCGTTCCTTTCTGAAGTCTTTTGGTAACGACTGGAATCTTCATTGTCCTCTTCTTCGTCCTTTTCAGATTGAGACTGGGAAATTAAATCCGAGTTGACCTTTCCAAAAACTCCAAGATAATCCTTTTGACCCTCTTCAAAATCTTCTTCTTTGTTTTTCCCCTTATATAGCAAGCTCACTTCGTTCGCTTGTTCATTTTCTTGTTTATTTATATATTTATTTACTGTGTCCATATCTACCCACTTTTTGCCGCTTTCGTGTCCATATCTACCCACGCTCGTGAGTAAATCTACCCACGAAGAAGACAGGATTTCGCCCAAAAGTCCATAAACGACCTTATCAACAGCAGCACCTTCCAGTTCTTTTCCATCAAAAACATAATCGCATAACTGCTGTGCGTAAATCTTCGCATTTTCCGTGGGCATATTTACGCACAGTGAGTAGATGTACTCACTTTTTGAATGAAAATTGTCAGAAATTGCCTTGAATAATTGGTTTTTGTGGGTAGATTTACTCACTGTGTCCTTATCTACCCACTGTGGGTATTTATACTCATCGTGAGTAGATTTACTCACAGTGGGTAAATCTGCCCACGAACTATCGTTTATGGGCAAAGAACCTTTCATTGATAGCAATATTTGATTTCCATTGCCGCTTGTATCAAGACCCAGCTCTGAAAGTTTTGTCAGGTCGTGTTTCCTAAACGCTTTCCCGACTTCTTCTTTAAGAGCAAGCGTTTTTTGTTGTGTGTACAAAGTAGCCACGCCAATGAAGTAATCTACATTCACTGCACAAGATTTTTCTGTAAGGCTAATAACGCCCATTGATTTCAATGCCTCAAGATGTGAAGGAATGATTTTTCTGTTCATTCCAGTAAGATACCCTATCGTTTTCCCCTGTATTGTTATGATAGGCATTTCACCAGCTCGAATCATTGTTATATGCTTGCTCAGCAAGTGCGTGAACAAGATGCCTCTGGCCATATTTTGAAACAATGGCCAAATACAATAGTAGTAGTGTCCGTATGGGATAATAACCGTATTCATTTTACATCTTCCTTTCTTACATAAAAGCAATAATTCACATTGTTTATGGTCTGTCTCATTTTGACAAAACCATTCTTTTTCGCCCAACTACCAACATTGCGATTGTTTGGTGTAAGATATGGATGTTCTTTAGAGAACATTGAACATAATTCATCGAAAGTAATTCTTTTGTCTTGCATACGATTTTGATTTAGCGTTGCATTAATGAATAGTATTCTGTTGTATTATAATGTTTAGTTTGCACAATTAATTGGGGCTAAAACTTGGGCCACCTACAACATACGCCACCGATGGCCCAAGCATCATCTTACCGTACTTCCAGCTTTGAATACAATGCCGCCAATAAAGTTTCCTATAACGGTTCCAAGATATGAAAGCATGGCCGCACCGTTGATGCTGGAATGTCCTACGCAATAGTAGAACGCATCAGCTATGGAGTGTGTGAATCCTGCGAGGATAAATGCAGGGATTCCTATCAACAGTGCAATGCGGTTTTTGCACATGACTGAAAGCGTTATGATGAATCCGCATCCAGCACCGTTGAATATTGACCTCCAGAACCCCATGTCTGTACGATTTGAAACAATGTCATTGCACTGCTGTATGATTTGCTGGTCTGAAATGGCGAGAGACATTAGCAAACACCCGACAATATTAAGCAGAAGTATGATAAGCAGTATGAAGAAATCATCCCAGTGCTTGAAGTTCTTTACCCAACCAGTGTACAATCCGAATCTAAAGTGGATAACGGATATTAACCCTATGCTGAACATGATTGCTCCGATGATTCCTCCGACTTTCAAGTAAATGTATGCTCCAAGTGATATTGACACACCTGCAAGTATCATGTTTCCTATTGCAAGAAATATTTTCTTCATAACGATTAAATGTTAGATGATTACTAAGATTATAGCCAAAGCCATGATTAGATTTGCGGAAGGGGATGACACCCAGCAACGGCTCCTTATGCGGTTCCAGTGGTTTTTATGACGGAATCCGTTTTTCAACTTGCACATCGAGGTATGATGTTTTGATAACCATTTGAAATGCTGATTTCGTTTCCTAATTTGCTTGTTTGATTGTGCAATGTTATTTAACAGCGATATTATTCCATCAATATCACAACATTCACGACTACATTCAAATGTCAATGTATAGGTCTCTCCATATAGGTCTGTATCACCATTGGATGAGGATATTGTATCGTCAGTTTCTACAAATAGGTCTGACATTGTTACGGTTACATTGTTGTCTGTTACATTAAAGCCAGGAACAGTAGTTCCCACGCAATAATAAAGCATAGTTCCTTCCAAAATCATATCGCATTAAAGTTGTTGTTATTGATGTCGATATTCTGCTGACACGGAGGTGTGAAGTCCTTGTTGTCAGAATTGTTTTTGCACATATCCCTATAAGGACATTTATCACAGGCTATTGCTTGGATGATTAGCATCAGGGCCGTAAATGCCAACGCTATCCCTATCATGCCAGCAATGAAAATGATTGTTTCTGTTGTACTCATTTCTGTATTTTTGTTTGATTGATTAATTTGTCTATTTCACTGATGATGTGCTGGCATTGTTTGGCTTCCTCGTAATCCTCCCTATCAACCGCTTTTCTTTGAATTGCGATTATATAAGGACGGAGACAAGCGAGAATCCAAGCATTAGTTGCTGTTGTGTCTGATTGGTGCTGGCGAAGCAGCCCCAGAATTTCTCCGATTAGCGCATGGCTGCTAATCATACAGTTTGCCAATACATTGAACAACCGTTTGATTTCGGTTTGTCTTTTTGAAACCCTGTACATATTGAAACTACATACCAATACGGCCAGAGCAAGTAGCGTGATGCTAATTGTTGTCATACATTGTAAGTTTGTTGATGAATCTTTCGCATTTCTCGTCTCCGACTTTGTGGTTTTTAGGTATGCGGTTCCACGGACCGTTTGGTTCGGTTATGGATTCGTCATACCATACGCACTGGTACCTATCCCAGCACCCTTTGCTTCTACAATGATTGCACATATATTTTTGCAGCCTGAAGTATGTGTCACCAGATACAAATCTGTATTCTGTTGGCAACTCGTCCTCAAACTGCTTGGGAATACGGCCAATCAATTTTGCTTGTGTGGCGTGAAATAGTTTTTTGGTTGTAGGGCTGAAAATGCACTTAATTTCTGGACGGTTGCAATGGTATTTGAAGAACGGAGTTTTCAATGGTATGAACTGCCAAGCACAGCCGTCAATGATTTTAATATTTTCTGGACGGTTGTTGATGAAGTCTTGCCAGAACAAGCAATCAAAACACAGCTCGCTCTCTCTTATTTTTGAAAGGACTTGTGGCTTGTCACTGAAGTAATAAGCGTCTATTGCCTTTCCGCATTTTTTGCAGGTTATAAATTCTCGTGCCATACCCTTGCACGGCGCATGATAGCCGTAATGTCGGATTAGAAAAATAAAGATGCAAGGGCGCACAAGTGCGCTTCAATTTGAGACTGGAATCAGAATTTGATGGCATTGAATATGCCGTTGATTTCATCCTGCGTAATTCCTATATACGCTTTTGTTACTTGGATGCTTGTGTGGTTCAGGATTCTGTTCAGCAGCAACAGGCTTTCTGCGCTGTGATTGTTCGTGTCATACACATATCTGCCAAATGTCTTGCGGAACGTATGCGTAGAGAAATTCTCTATTTTCAGACGGTACTTGTGCTTGAACACTTTTAGCATCTGGTTGACACGTTGGATGGTAAGCGGCCTGTCTCCTTGGCTGCTGGCCATAACATAGTCTTTCAAATCTGGATGACCCATCAGTTCATATAGTTCTTTGAACTTTTTTTGAATGGATGGGTTCAATGGTATTCGTCTTGTCTTTCCAGTTTTCTGCTCCGTTACATCAACTGAAGCCACATTCAATATCTGGCCCCATTTGAATTTCAATACATCGGAAGCCCGACAAGCTGTACAGAAAGAAAGACGAGCATACATCTCCCAACGATATTCCTTATCGTCGTGGAGACATTTCAGCAGCCTTTCGTATTCGTTGTACGGAAGATGGTCGCTGGTCGTTAGCTGATTTTTCTTTGCCATAATACTTCGGTTTTCACTTTTGATGTGCAAATATAAAAAGAGAAAATGATACCGCCAAAAGATTTAAGTAAAAACTATACTTTTGGCATATTATTTTTTTGAAAACAAATACGGCAACGATTGGTGTCGCTGCCGTATCATATTGAAATATTGATTTTTATCTTACAAACTCATCAATAGTCATAATTGGTATTCCAAACTGCTTTGCCTTTATTGTCTTGCTGGATTGGCTGCTCTTGTCTGCAACGATGAGATGTGTCGTTTTCTTAGATACTCCGCTACAGACTGTTCCACCTCCAGCTATGATTTCTTCTTCTAACGCACTGTCTCTGATGCCAGTAAAGCATACTCTCACATCAGCATATTTATTACTTGTAGGCTCTGGTGCTGATTGTGGCAGCAGAATTTGAAGCGAATTTTCTGCAACAAACTGGTAGAAGGGCCGTATCCCAAGAAAGAATGATTGCATTGTCTTGCTTTCCTTATTGAACCATTCCGCTTCTGTGATTTGTTTTTCAGAGCCAGGGTCACAGAATCCATTAGCAAATGCTTGTAATTCCGCATTGCTCATTTTGTCGAGTATCTGTTTCGCTTTTACTTGTCCGATACCAGAAAAACAATCGCTGGCGTGCATTAACAATGGAAGTTCGATACCCTGCTTAATCTTGTTGTTTTGAGACAAGATGTTATTGGCTATAGATTCTCCAAACCCTTCAATGCTTACAAGTTCTTCAAATGTGATGTCAAGCATTGAACGAAGCGTGGTAAATCCTGCGTTGAACATTTTTGCTATGGTATCTTCTCCCATATTCTCTGCTTTTAAGGTTGTGTAAAAGAACACAATCTTAGCCAAGCGTATTCCATCGCAATCTTTATTGGTGCAGCATAGTTCTACACCAGATTCATTCCATCTGGTAGGATTGCCGCAATAAGGACATTGCGATAGCTTTGCTTTCATTTGTTCCATTGCATTTGACGTTGCAGGAGATAATACTTCCAATATCTTTGGAATTACTCCACCAGAGCGAGTTACATTTATAACCGCGCCTTCTCCGATTTTGTTTTCAAAGACATATTTTGCATTGTATCCTGTCGGATTTTCCATCTCACAATCGCCTGTGTTTACAGTGTCGATTGAAACCACTGGCTTGAACGCTCCAGACTTGGAGATGGCCCAGTTTACACCAAGCACGTTTGTGGTAAATGTTGCTGTAAAACTTGGGTTTTTATATGCAATGGCGTAGTTTGGACTGCCAGTTGTGTTTTGACGGCCTACTTTTCTCCACACATCAAGGTCATTTGCATAGATAACAAGTCCGTCTATATAGTATTGTTGGCTCCATTGCTCATATAATTTTAGCAAAGACTCCTCATCAATGTGTTTGGCTTTGACTTTTGCATATAGCGGAACTTGATTAAATTCTACACACAAGTACGTTATCACATCTTCGTATGAAACGAATTTTGATAACGATTCTTCGTCAATTCCATACCTGAAAAAATCAATGTGCTTCAATAATTCAGATGGAACATCCCTGTTCAGCAGTCCAGCGGCAGTGTTTCGAGGGGATTTGTATTTATCGCCTGTTTCTGGAGATATTTTGTCTTTGAAGTTTGCGGTCCAAGAGCGTGTGTTGAATACAAATTCTCCGTAGGTGTACGCAGACCTTTTTGCAGACGATGTGATTCCAGCCATTTTCCCATGTGCTGTACAGTCTTGTCCTTCGTTTTCGGAACCGCCTCTTGAATAAGCAGCTTCAGATGACTCATTGTGCAATAACGACAATCCGTCAAATTTTGGAGTTATAACCAGATAGCCATCATTGCCAATACCTAAAGATTTAATCCATGCAATAAGTTCGCTTGTTGTCTTTACCTTGTTCAGTGATTTCATCGGAACAGGTAATTTTACTTTTCTATTACTTGTCACGGAAGCTGGCTCAATGTGTTTGAACCATTCGTTTTCTGGGTCGATTCGTTTCAAACGCTCAACCATAGCATCATATTCCGTATCTGAAACTATTGGCGTTCCTGCACGGTATAGTTCGTTGCATCTTTTTATTTCATTCAGCAATGTTTCATTGTAAGCCATATTGTATGATATTAAAATGGGGAGAGCATAACCCTCCCCTGAATTTGTTTATTGATTATTTTACTCCGCTGTGTCCGAAACCCTGTTCTCCTCTTTCGGTTTCGCTCAGCTCTTCTGACTGTTCAAGTTTACCCATATAGCATTGTGAAATGACCATCTGGGCTATGCGAGAGCCTTTTGGAATAATGTATTCCTCTGGTTCGTTGCTTTTTACTATCACGCCGACATTGCCACGGTAAGTCTCATCAATGGTACCCAACAATACATCAGCATTGATTCTAACCGTTGAATCGTCATGGATTGTCATACATTCAAATCCTTTAGCTGAAAATCCGCTACGAGGACGGATTGTCGCTTCATATCCGTGTTCAAGCTGAATCGCAAAATCAAGAGGAATGATGTTGCGTCCAGGGAAAAGTCTTGTGTCTTTTGGAACATAGAGGTCATATCCTGCTGCTCCTGAATCTGCCTTTGTGGGCATCTGCGCCCCTTCTGATAAAAATTTAATCTTCATGCTTCTTTTTATTTTTAGTGTTATACTTCATGCCCTTTCGGGTCATTTCTTTAGTTGCGTAATATTTTCGCTTGACTCCGCACATACTGTCGTATTCTTCGAGTCTCAATTTTCCAAAATCCTCAAAAGTCACCTCGATATTTTCACTCAGCTTCCTAAAATACAGATTGTTGCATGAGATAGTTTCTCCAGATACAGCCAAATGGATACTTACTGAAGATACATTAAATGCTTTGGCGGCTGCTGTTTCAGAGCCGAAAAACGCTACGAGTCGTTTCAGAGGATTGAATACAAGGATGACGTTGCCCTTGGGGTTAATTACCTTCGCTTCCATCGTCTGTCATCGCTGATAAAACCTCCTTAGACAATCGTGTACGAGCCATCTGGAGCAAGTATGTATCTGATACAGTTACTCCATTGGTGAACAGGTCGTTCATCCTGTCGCACATATATGCGAGGAAGTTTGGTTCGACAAAAGAGATGAAAAGGTAAATAAAGTTACCGTCAATTAGATAATGCCCAGCTTCGTTGATTTGACAGACATCTTCGTATTTGATTTCATAGCTATCACATAGCGAAAGTATCTGTGTCCTATACTGGGTGAAGAAATCATTTACAGATTTCTCGCATTTGTTTTTTTGAAGATATAAGGAAGCATCGAAGTATGTGATGCCGCTTTCAGCTTGTGTTCCGATGAGCAAGTTCGGAAATTCAGAAAAGGCTTGCTCAGTGCATTGAAGTTTTATTGAGCCTTTCGACTGCTGACCCAACATTAGGAGTTCAGGTCTGCTTTTTTAATTTTGCTTTGGAAGATGTCTTTAGGCAGATAGATTGCTTCTGCTTTATCAAATTTAACGTCACGGATTACATAGTCTGTAATCATGTCTTTGCCGAAATACGCTTCAATTCGGCTTGTAGCATCGGCGTTTCCGAGTGCTGGAGTGTAAAACGTTTCAGAAGACCGTTTGGTTTTTCCGCTCTTTTCGTCAACATAGAAGTTCATAATCTTCACAGCATAGAGTCCAACTCCGCTGTCTTCGCTTTCTTGGAAATAGCTGCAAATCAATCCAGCAGTTGTTTCGCTTTCTTGTGCAAGGATTTCGTTCAGTAGAACATCGTTGATTTTGGTCTTTACGATTTCTACATTGACGCTCCCGAACTTTCTACGGTCCTGCGTGTCAATGATTGAATACGCCACAGATTCCGCCTCCGAATAACTGGTTGCCAACACAAGTTCTTCTGTTTTTGTCTTTTGAAGGAAGCCGTTTTCTTTTTCGGCAGTCCATTCTGTCTTGATACGATAGTAGTCAAGACCAATGTTTTCTTTGTTCTGCTCCATAATAAATTTAATTAAGTGAGACAATAAAAATATCGAGTGCAAAATTACAAATAATTCATTAACACACAAACGAAAACTGTACTTTTAACACAATAATTTTATAAGTCATTGATTTACAATGGTGTTTTTTGAACTACAGCTAACTATTGTCAGCATACATATATATAATCAACTTAAAACAGAATATCCATTGGTCTCAATTTTTGGAAACAAAACCGTGTTTCAATTTCTATTCTTCATAAAAATGAGTAATCAATGGCAACTACATCAGATACTAAAGAGTTTGACATAAAGCTGCTTGAAAGCATATTCAGAACAAACAAGAAGACTGTTCAAGAGTATGTTCGGGAAATAGAGCGTCATTGTATGTTCAAGTCATCTTATCGCAGTCTCAATAATGGAACTGTATTGGATGACAGAGCCAGACTTATTGACCTCTATGATGCTTGTGTAGAACAAGACGCTCATCTCCGTTCAGTGCTTGAAACACTGGAATCACAAATTATAGGTGAGCGTTATATGCTTGCAAGGCAGAATGAGAAGGGGCGTTATATCAAAGATGTTGAGGCAACCAAGAAAATACAGGGAACTCAATTCATCAAGATTATACGAGGCATTGTAGAGTCCAAACTGTATGGATATACAGGACTTGAAATCCTGCCAGATATTGATGAGCGTACTGGAAAACTTAAATGTGTAAATAATATTGAACGGAGAAACATTCTTCCAGAACAACGGCGCATTGTGCAGAGACAGAGTATATGGAGTCCTGGGTGGGATTTTGATGACCCGAAGTACAGTGATTACTATGTGTTAATCAACAATGGCAATCTCGGACTATATTCTGCCACTACGCCTATTATACTTGCTAAAAAGTTTGTGTTCGCCAATTATGTGAACTTTTCACATACATACGGCCAGCCTATAATTCATGGAAAGACCGAATCCGATAACAATGCTGACCGTAAGCGTTTGGCCAATGATATTTCCAGTGCTGCGCAAAATAAGGTTATTGTTACAGGACTGAATGACGAGGTGGATATTAAAACATTTACCATGTCAAATTCTGAGCAGGTGTTTACTCATTTGCTTGAACTCATAGACAAGGATGTTTCAAATCTTGTGCTTGGTTCTGAATCAATGGCTGGCGGTACTCAATCTTACGTTGGTTCCACAAGGGCGCATGAAAACATTTTCCGTGACCGAGTTGAGGTGTATCGTGATTACATTGAGCTTGTTATGAATGAGGCAATTATCCCTCGTCTTGTAAAGATGGGATATATTGAGCCTGGGCTTGAATTTAAGTACGCCAAGCGCATTGAGATGTCCGATGAGGACCGCATACGCCTTTTCCAAGTTCTCGGCCAGCAATGGGAGATGGAACCAGATACAATCGAAAGCGAGTTCGGAATCAAGGTTAAGAGGCAGCTCAATGCCCAGATGTCTGGTGGCATTGGTTCTGGAGATGGATATGATGGCGGTGTCCGCATGAGCGATGAGGAATATTATAAACGGTATGGTCATCCAAGAGGTACGACAAATTTTTTGAAGGAGAGAAGATAATAGGCAGTAGTCTTCTCTCCAAAGTTAGCGCACAACGCCTGCCAGAAGATGATAAGGATAAACAAGAGAACGAATTTCAAACATTGTTCTCTTTGTTTAAGCCGTTAGTGACAGCTATCCGAAATGGGGAAAATCAATGGGAGACGTTGGAAGATTTGATGTATGAGCGTGCAGAAATAGGAATCAAGCACGCTCTGGATGGCTTCGGAATCAGTTTCGATGATGCCGTTGAGCTTATGAGAAACGCAACCAATCTAACAGACGAACAGCGTGAGCAAAGAGACATCATCATTGCGGCTGTTGATAATATCGTTGATTTTTCGGTAGCTGAGGAATATCAGATGGTTGAGGAATTTCCAGAGATAGAAGATATTGAAGATGATGAGCTTACTGAAGAGCTGATGGATGAATTGGAGTCCATCTTTTCAAAGTACAATAAGACTTATGCCACGACTGAAAATCTTGACATTGAATATGCTATGATTGTGGCAGCGGCATTGTCTCGATACAATAGCAGCACCGTTTTGATGTACATGACTATGGGAGATGAGCGTGTTCGTCCTTGGCATCGTCAATATGAGGGCTTCACGGCACCGAAATCAAGTTTTCCAGCATGGCTGATACCTCCTATAGAGCATCGGTGCAGATGTTTTCTTATCGAAGATGCTGCTTCGGCTCTTGGTAAGATAAACGCCAAAGCAGAAGTTCCTCTTACGCCTCCAGAATGGTTCAACCCGACCTTCAAGGAAAGTGTGGCATTGAAAGGGCGGATATTCTCAGATGAACATCCGTATTTCCAAATTGAAGCACAGCATGAAGACAAGCTGCTGGAGATTGCACAACGAATAAAATCAAAGTTTATATATGGCAGCGATACCGATTAACGCAGGAAAGCAGATTACGCCAAAGCAAATGGTTGCCCAATGGCGTAATCTTCCACATAAGTTTCAAGTCAATCTTTGGAATTTTGAAGTTAAGGCAGGTAAAGCCGCAACAGAGATATTCCAGGAATCCTTTGACTTAAAGAGATTCAATAGCAGAGGAGCTGCTCCGTGGGCCGCTCGTTCAAAACATAGCAAAGCAAAGCACCCATTGATGACCGAAACGTATTCATTGAAAAAATCAATTAAGTGGAAGCATCTGGGAGATAAGACTTCTCCATCTGGGGTTACGATTTTTACTGACCCGAATGGATTTGCACATACAAAAAGCCATAAAGGTTTTTGCTTTGCGGCTGTGCATAACGCTCCAGCATCACTTGGTACACGTAGGGGCAGGGTTAAAAATATGCCACGCCGTCAATTCATGGGTGATTCAAGCGTATTGCGTGAAGAATTGAAAAAATTATCGGTAATGATTTTTACAGGATTTCCTAAATGATAGTAGATAAACATCCAGTTGTGCCAACCCCTCCAGACGAGAGTGTTGAGCAAGAACAGCCAAAGGACACTACTCAGGTAGAAGAGGCTTATGAAACCAATGCAATGGTAGAAGCGTATCGTGCAGTGCGCAGGATACTGGAGACCATCAAAGAAGACCCTGATGACCCAGACAGTCCTCAGTTTTTCAAGACTATAAAATTGGATAACGGACAGTTGTCAAGGGTTAAAAACAACAAGCATAATCTGGAATATGGTTTTGCGTTTCCTGCCGTGTTCATACACTTTATAGACGTGTATTACAATGTCGGAACTTCACGAATCGCTGAAGGTCGTGGAACAATGCGTATCCATTATATCCTGAACAGGCTCAACAACAGCGATGATGAATTTGAGACAGAAGGATTGGAAATTTACCAGCGTATCGTAAATGCAATTGAAGCGCAGAAGGCCACATTCCCTTCATTAGTATCACGTTTCCAGTTGCAATATTGGGACCAGCCTTTGTCTTTTGATGATGGGTTACAACCGTATTGGATAGATTATCAAATATGGTTCAATGATTATACCAATTATCAATACAAGGATTATGTTGATGTATATGCGTCTCATCCTCCTTTTACGCAGCATAGTGACCAAAATGAGACAGCTAATCCTGACAATCTTCCAGATAATAAAGATAGGAAATTTGAGGATGTTGTGGGGTTCGATGATATTTAAGGACACATTTAACCTTTTTGTGAAGCGCAAAATCTATTCTTTTTCAAAAAGCAAACGACAATGAATGTAGATAATTTGAAGTATGTGGTTGGCAAGGTGAAAGAAAATGAGCCTGCAATCATTCGCTTTTTTGGTTCTGTAGATGAATATAACACAACTTGTTTTAATGACGAGTTCTTGTGGTTGCAGGATTGCGTAAAGCCGTCTAAGATTATCGTAATGATTAATTCCGAAGGTGGTTCTGTCCTATATGGTATGAGTACCTTCTCGATTATTCAGAGCTGCCCTATTGAAGTTGATTGTATTATTGAAGGTATTGCCGCTTCAATGGGTAGCGTAATTTGGGCTGCTGGAGACAATCTGTTTATGCACGATTATTCACTGCTTATGATTCACAATCCGTTCAATTATGCTGCGGATGACAACGACCCCAAGGTTCAACAGATGGTCAACGCTTTCAAGGCGCAACTAATGACAATATATCAGAAGCGGTTTGGAATGACCAAAGAACAGGTTGAAAGCATAATGAATGGAGGTGATGGCGAAGACGGCACTTTCTTTACGGCCAAAGAAGCGGTTAAGGCAGGATTTATTTCCTCTGACCACGTTATCAAAACCTCCAAGCAGGTATGTGATAAAGTAAAAAATGAAACTGAAATCAAAAATGATGCGACTTCTTTACGTGAGTTTATGTCATCTATTGCAGCAGAGATAGATGAAAATAAACTTTTGGAGGGAATCGCTGCTATTCATAATCGAGATGTAAAACCAATTGTTCAAGAAGAAAAAGCAATGGAAAAGAACGAAAATCAGAACTTCGATGCTATTTCCGCACAGCTTGGATTCTCGAAGGACGCTCAGATGACAGCCATCTCTGCACGTATCGCCAACTTGATTAAAGCCGAGACCGATTTGAAGGACATTCAGGCCAAGTACACCGCTCTCGAAATCAAGTACAAGGGTAAAGAGACAGAAGTCGCTAACATGAAGAGCGAGCTTGATGAGGTCAAGGCAAAGCTGAAAGGCTATCAGGACGCAGAAAAGGCTGCGTTTGAGGCAGAAGTGGTTGCTATGATTGATGCAGCCATCAGTGCTGGTAAAATTGAGGATTCGTCAAAGGATGCCTGGCTGAAAATGGCTCACAACGATTTTGAGACCGTAAAGGCTACCCTTGATTCAATCCAGGCTCGTGAGAAAATCACAGAGACTATTGCCAAAGACCCTACTAATGTCAGCAAAAAGGAGGAAACTCTGAAAACTGTTGAGGACAAAATGAAAGAGGATGTCGAGGCTGTAGTTGGCAAAATCGAGTTGAAGAAATTTTAATCAAGAACGAATATAATGGCAACTATCAATTATGCTGGTAATACCTATAGTGGGGAGGTGCTTGAAGACCTTTTGGTATATACCGCACAAGGCAATGATACTTACAAGGAGGGCCTGATTCACATCAAGCCAGGCGTTCAGAAGAAATTTGTTCTTCCGCACGTTTCTCTTGGCAGTATCATTCAGGAGAACAAACCCACTCCTACTTCCACTGAGGGTGGTTCTGGTTCTGACGGTTTTAACCAGTACACTCATTCCGAGCGTTATCTGGAGCCGCAGGAGTTTATGGTGTATCTGGAGTTCAATCCTCGTGACTTTGAGGAATACTGGAGACCGTTCCAGCCCGAAGGACCACTGGTGTTCCGTGACCTTGACCCGAAGGTACAGGCTACGATGCTGCGTCTGTTGATTGACCGCAAAGACCAGTACATCAACGACTGTATCTGGGGTGGCCGCAAAGGTGGCGTAAGTGAGGAAATTGAAGGCCCTGCTGATGGAACTCAGCTTGGTGGCGCAAGTGCCGCTGGCCCGATGAAGTTCTTTGACGGTGCAGTTTCTCGTGTTCTCCAGAACATTGATGATGCTGCTTCTGCAAATGAAAAGGCATCTGGAAAAGTGGTTGTTGCAGGTAACACTGCTCTTACAACTGGCCAGCAGGTAGCCGACGCTCTGTATGCAATCTGGAAGTCGTGTCCGAAGAATGTCCGCAAGTCCGACAAGCTGAAGTTTGTCATGGGCTGGGAGACTTGGGATTTGTACGACCAGTACCTTTCTGAGAAGGATGTGAAGTACACAGAGAACAGCGACCAGAACCGCCGCAGATTCAAGGGCAAGGAAATCGTTGTTATCAACGGTATGCCTGAAAGCACCATTTTCCTCGGCAAGTTCAGCACTGGCGTTGACTCTTGTCTGTGGATGGCAGTTGACTACGCTACCGATGAGGAAAGCGTTAAGGTTGAACGCCTCCAGGCAAACAGCGAGCTGTACTTCTTCCAGATGCGCATGAAGATTGACGTGAACCTCGTTCTTCCGAGCGAAATCACGGTTTGGACTGCGTACAAGAAGACATCGGTTGGTGGCAAATTGATGAAGAACGCTGAAAAGTTAGTATAAACCATAAGGGAGTGGAGACCAGCGAAACTCCACTCCCTTAATTATTTAGATTTAATCTATGGCAAGAGTTAAAACAGATAAAGAGCTGGAGCAGGAAAAAGCTGAAAAGGCCGCTGCCGAAGCTGCTCCTACCAAGGAGCCTGAAGTAGCAACACAGGAAACTGGAGAAGCTGCTGAAACAAAAGTTGAAACAGATACGACAAAAGAAACCGCACAAGAGGAGATTCCGACTTGGATTGACAAGATTCTCAAATCGTTCAAGGATTTGGATGAACTGTATATCACCAAGAATGGCGGCGTATTCACAAAGGATACTCCGAAGAGCCTCGTTGAGTCGGCTACTTTGTACAAGAATCCGTATTACAAGAAATAACCAGTTACAACAATGGCATTAGGTAATGTTTTTATGACCGACACAGACGGTAACATCGGCTCCCAGATTGTCAATCTGACCGAGAAAGTCTGTGGATTGCTCTTCGATATTTCGGCACAGGCAGATTTCTGGACTAAGGGTGCAGGAGTTGAACTTGCCGAGACATGGAAGGACAATGTTGTTGAATTGAACAGCCTTGACGATGCGGTAAAGGCTGGCATTGTTCCTCGTACTGGCGAATCATCCGAGGAAGGCGTATCAAAGGATTTGCTTGCTGGAATCCCTTATTATCACATCAAGCAGTTCTTCGGATTTGCAGGTGGCAGCGGACGGTTGTTCGTGATGTTTGCAGATTGTTCCGAGACATGGGATGCCATCATTGATATGCAGAAGGCTTCTGGTGGTATCATCAGTCAGTTTGGTGTTTGGACCGAGAAGAACTTGTGGACGAAGATGGATGACATGGCTGATGGCTATACGATTTCTATCGTAGGAGACCTTCAGAGCGTTGCCGAGCAGATGGCTAACGACTACTTTGCTCCTGCACACATCCTTCTTACTGCTAATTCATCTAAGGTTAAGACCGCAGACGGTGAAGATGGCAATATCGTATTAAGTGAGATTCCGACTTGCGTAATCGGCGCACGTTATGTATCTGTGCTGCTTTCTCAGTCTATGGATACAGAAGTGAAGCAGATGCAGGGTTCACTTAAATCCACAACGCCTGTTGGAGTTGTCGGCCTTGCACTTGGTGCATTGTCAAAGGCAAATGTTGCGGAAAGTATTGCATGGGTGGCAAACTATGACCTTGTGAACTACGTTCCAGCAATTGAAATGGGATTTGGAGATGCTACGGTTGTAGAGGGTGTTATCACTAACGCTACTCGTTATTCGGCACTCAACAAGTTCCAACTTGATGAACTGGATGACAAGGGCTATATCTTCATGCGCACATACGAAGGACATGAAGGCCATGTGTATTTCACAAAGGACCAGACGTGTTCAGACGGCGATTATTGTACGATTGCACGCAACCGCACAATCAACAAGTCTCGCCGACTTGTGCGTGAAGCTCTGCTTCCTTATGTGAACGCACCTATTAAAGTTGACCCCTCAAATGGGAACCTGTCATCTGCTCAGGTTACGGTATTTACCAACCTTATTACAGATGTCCTTACCGCTATGGAAAGCGCAGAGGAAATCAGTGGTATCGGTGTTGTAAGTGTTCCTGCCGAGCAGAACATCTTGGTAACAAAAGAGCTGAATCTTTCTTACACCTTGATTCCTATCGGTTGCGCAGAGACCATTAAGGTTGAGGAAGGATTGGCAATTAGTCGTTAAAATTTACAGCAATGATTGTCAATAACGTAGCTTATTCGTGGTCTATGATTCAGTTGACGGCTCCTGCGCTTACAGGTTCGGCAAACGCCAATCCTGTAATCCTTCAGGGCGTGTCTGGAATCAAGTGGAACATCAAGAAGAATGTTCAGACCAATTATGGATTGGGTGGCGAACCTGTAAACCGTGGGTTTGGCAACCGTGAGTACACAGCGTCCATTACGATGGATTACAATACTCAGGTTCAGCTCCGTGCTTTGAAGGGTACGCTGATGAATCTCGGTGAGTTTGACCTTATCGTATCGTTTGCCAATGAAATGGGAACGGACGATTGGACGGAAGAAACTGTTACGCTGAAAGGCTGTCTTTTCACAGAAGACGGCATGGAAGCCAGTCAGGATGACACGAATATCACCAAGGAGTTCGACCTCAATCCGTTCAAAATTGAACTCAGCACATCTGCTGCTTAATTCGTCATACGATTAAATTAAAGGTGGGCAACAGGCATTTACAAGATGTCTGTTGCTTTTTTATTGTCATATTCAAACCGATTGGGAGTATTAAGTCTATTCATTAATAGTCAAACTTTAATTTACATTGATATGAACGAAGAAAATTTTGAAACTGGCGTTGAAATCTCTCAGGAACTTCAGGCCACAATTGAAAAGAAGGTAAAGGAACTGAAGGCTGCAAATCCTCAGCTCCGTGTTGTATTCCCTATCGTAGTTGATGGAAACGACTATGACGAAAAAGAGGTGTATGTTGGCTATTTCCAGCAGCCTTCATTCAAGGCGTTCAGCAAGTACCTTACGGCTGCTCAGTCCAATCAGGCTTTAGCGATGCGCACACTTGCAAAAGACTGCTTCCTTGACGGCGATAAGGAACTTGTAGATGATGATTCGCTGTTCTTGTTTGGTCTCATGGGCCATCTGTCGAAAATCATCGAAATGCGTCATGGCAAGTTGGTAAATTTATCAAAACCTGGGAAGTAGGAGAAAAAGACTACTTGCGGCAAAAGATAATCTTGGTACGCCACTATTTCCCAGGAATAGATGTTGAAAATTTGAGCGATGAGGATTTTGCCATTGCTGTGAATGATGCAGAATGGCTCCATTCCCAGCAAATCATCACCAAACAAGCCAACACGCTTGGACTTATTTCATAACTCGTTGCGCCCATTGCCTTTATTTCGGTAATGGGCGTTTTTATTAAAACGGATTCAGGCTGGAATTTCTATTCTTCAATAAAAGATGAAACAATGGCAGAGAATTATACAGTCAATTATAATATCAATGTCAATTCGGCAAAAGCACAGGAAGCGTTAACCGCTTTCCAGACCGCTACTGCTAAATTGACCGAAGCCAGTAAGAATCTTACTGCTTTTCAGAAAAAGATAGACCAGACCATTGCCAAGTTCAACCAGTTGGCAAGGAAAACACCTGCGCTTGATTTTAAGGTGGCCAACGCCAATAAGAAGTTGCAGTCTGTTATCACGAAGTTGCAGACCATTGAACGGTTAGCCAAAAAGGTTCATAGCATCAATGTAACGACCACAACAAGGGCTGGAGGAAGAGGCAGCGGTTCTGGAAGCAGCAGAAGCGGAGGTTCTACAACCGTGGCTCCGATAGCAGGTGGTACGTCTCGTTCTTCAGTTACACCATCAAGCCGAGTAAGGACAGTTGCCAGAAGCGGAGGTAGCCCTACTTATCGTGCGCTTGGTCCAACCATGATTGATACTGGGGGTATAAGTGCTATTGATATGTTGAAGGGAATGGGCTTGGCTTATGGAATTACTGGACTTGGCTCATTGATTAGCAATGCCATTACTGAATCGGTAGCCTACAATAACATCATGCAGACAACTAAGAATATTCTTGGAACGCATGATAAAAGAGACAATTTTGAGGGCCGATTCAGTGCAATGGAGCGCAATGTCAGGGATGTCGGTAAATTAACGAAATATACAACGACCGAGGTTGCCAATGCCAGTAGATTCTTGGCTATGGCAGGTCTTGATGTCGATGCAATCAACCAGTCAATTCGTCCTATTGCTAATATTGCATTGGTAGGTGATACCGAACTTGGAGAAACTGCCGACTTGGTAACAAATATTATGACTGGTTATGGCATTGCCCCAGAACGTATGCGTAGGGCAACCGATATTATGACCATGACTTTTACTTCTGCCAATACGACTTTGAACGAGATTGCAGAAGCATATAAGTATTCTGCTTCATTATTACATGAAGGCGGTGTATCATTTGAGGAAGCTACTGCTGCTATGGGCGTGCTTGGAAATGCTGGTATAAAAGGTTCTCAGGCTGGTACGTCAATGCGTACTATTTTGGCCAATATTGTAAATCCAAGAAGTGCGAAACGTGATAAAGCATGGAAAGAAGTTGGCGTAGAACGCTTTGATGAAAACGGTAAGATGCGTGATTTGTCAGACATCTTCCAAGACTTACACGATAAGAATCTGGATGTCTCGATGTATTATCGTTTATTTGACCGTACCGCTGCGCAGGGAGCTATTTCTTTGGCCGCAAATATTGATGTGTGGAATGAGATTATCAGACGAAATTTCATGTCTGAAGATTTGGCTGAACAGTTGGCCAATGAAAAGATAAACACTATACAAGGTTTATGGGACCAGTTGACATCGGCATTTGAAGACCAAGCATTAGTCGTGTTTGAGGAACAAGAGACCCCAATACGGAATATGCTGAATGAATTAATCGGATGGATAAATTCAGAAGAAACGCTTGACACTATGAGAAGTCTTGGAAAGGCGTTTATGGAATTTATCAAGATGCTTGTTGACTTTACGAAGCGTCTCATTGATTTATATAAAAGATTTGAAGGGTTTATTAAACTGTGGGTTGAGTTGCAGCTTAAACTTTCTATGGTTTTAATTCCTTTAAGAGCTGTGCGTTCACTGTTCCAGTTTGGTGGATTGATTGTAAACGGAGCCAAGCAGCTTGGAATGTTAACTATGCAGTTTGGAAATCTGTTTAATATGTTGCGTTCTGGAGCTTCTATTAGACAACAAATGTCTGGATTATGGAGTTCTGTTTTACCTTTTGGTAATTATATCGGCAATACTGGTAATTTGCATAAGAATGTCAGTCCTGCTGTACTTGCACGATACAAACAGATATATGGTAGGTCTCCTATGGGTATGGGGCGTACTATGGGAGTAGGTATAGGTGGTATGGCTGGTGGTATGCTTGGTTCATATCTTGGCTCTGGAATTGGAGATGCAAATAGCGGTTGGAACATGGCTGCGACAGTAGGTCTTGGTGTTGCTGGTACTGCTGCTGGTGCATATTTGATGGGCGCGATGCCAGCGATAGGTTCGTTCCTTATATCTAATCCTGTCGGTTGGGGTATTCTTGCTGCTGGCGCAATAGCAACTGTTACAGTAGCATTAGTAAATGCACATAGAGAAGCAAAAGCAGCAGAAGAAGCATTCAATCAATTTGCCAATTCTGTTACTATGGTCAATGGTGTATTGACTGGAGAAAACCGTTCTAAAACAGAACAATATCTTGAACTTGTCTATAACAAACAGCTTTCATTGACAGAAGTTGTACAAAGACGTGTGAATTTGTTGAAAGAAGAGCTTGGATTACAAGACCCAGAAAAAGTTAAAACTGGCTCAACTTCTATTGACAATAAAGGATTGATGAACGCTGTAAATGCGTTAAACAGAACGGACCATTGGTATAGCTCAGAGCAAATGGCAAATTTAGCAGAAGGGTTGGCTAATAAATTTGGGTTTAATCGTGTTTATAAAAATGCGAATGGTATTTGGTGGTACGATATGAACAGCCACTCTATAGCTGTCAATAATCCAGATGGTTCAAATGATAAACAAGACGCATTGGCCGCTCTTACAGCATTGTATTATGAGGGCGTTACTGGCTCAGAACAAGCAAAAATCAAGCAAGAGTTCCAGCAGAGATTAGCATATATATTAAGAAGCAATGGCTCTCTAAATGACATATTGAGTGTTAAGCAAGATTGGTATAATAGATATGGTAATCCGTCAAATTGGAAATACGATGCAGATACATATCCTTCTAATTTTGCTTACGGCCTTGATGAATTGTCTGACAATACAATTTGGAGTGCTGATAAAACTGGACGTAGCTATACTTATTTGCAGGGATTGTATGATACTATGTCTGGCATCTATGGTCCTTATGCAAAAATATGGCGCACTGCTGAAGATTATTGGAAAGGCGTAGAGTCTGGAAATCTCGATGAGGCAACTGTTATACAGTACATATCCATGATGGATGCCAAGTTGGGTGCATTGCTGAAAGATTACACATGGCAAGCCGTAGAACAATGGGCATCGTCATTAGGATATGTCAATGGAGAATGGCAAGCTCGTGATGGTAATTCCGCATTGACTATGGCGAATACAACTCGTGCGGCTCTTGATAGCTTGCTTGGTGCCTTGTCAAGATTGAATCAACCTGCACAAGACGCTACAAGTAATCTATATACGTTTGCCACACAATTAAGAGGATTGGCAAATGGATATATATGGGAAAGGAATGGTGGAAAGCCTACAAGTGTTGTTGCAAGAGACGGTGCAATTGAAAGTGTAGGCGGAATGAGATATAAGTATGATGCAGGAACAGATACTTGGCAACCGATACATGAAGACGGTTCCCCTATGGTTGTAGCAAGACCTATTTCCAATGCTGAGTTTCGTTCAATGCAAGGTGCTGCAAATGGCACAGGAAGTATGTATGGAAGCGGAACAAATCCTAATCCATCAGGTACTCCACAATCGGGAAGAACAGCAAATTCAGCTGACTATAAATCTCATTACAATAATGGGAATGCTGCACCAAAGCAGGTAATTGTCCGTATAGACAAATTGATGAATGTTGAGTCGGTTGATTTGAGCAATCCAGACAATGCCGCCGTAATAGACAATTTGAAAGGTCAACTTGCACAGGCGTTGATTGATGTGGTACATGACTTTGATGAGACATGGCATGGATAATAAGTAACCAATAAAACGATAGATATAATGAGTTTTTTCGGTCCTATATGGAGTTCGTTGAAGTTTAGTTCAGTAAGTGCTGGAAGCCAGTTGGTTTCCAGCCTAAACTATCGTATTCAGCAAGACAAGTCCGATTTGGTATATAGAAACAATCGCTATAAGAGTGTTTTGGTTCATGTGGCCAAACAGCTTGTAATGTCTGAACTTGAAGGGCAACTGAACCAGATTCTCCCCAGATTTAGGCGCAATGCTGAAAATAAATTGCGAGACACCGTATTAAAGCAGCAGGAAGCCAATCGAGCAAAAATCATAGAGAATGGTAAAATACAAGCGGAAAGCTGGGGTGTCGTGGATGCCGAAGGCGGCAATAAGATAATTGCTAAAGACAGGTTTGGTACTGCTGTGCCTGAAGCATTGATGGTGTATTACGATGATGAAGAAGCGCATCAGGTTGAGGATATTTCTTATGTCGGTGGAAAGGAAGTGAAGTCATCTTATAGCACAAAGACGGTATGTCATATCGACCTTTCTCCGCAAGTATCTATGAACAGCAGCAAGAACATTGTTATGACACAGGTACAAGGTCGTGACTATACAAGAAAAGAACTTGTATCTGGAGGTGACTTGCAGTTTACGATTAACGGTGTTATTGTCGGCAATGAAGATGGTGTATATCCAGACATTGCTGTTAAGAAGTTCATTCAGGTAATGCAGTATAACGGAATACTGAATGTGAACTTTATGATGTTTGGGCAATTCAATGTCAATCGGATTATTGTTACAAGTTATTCGCTTGGTGCTGTAGAAATGAAGAATGTTCAACCTTACAGTTTTTCTTGCGTTGCCGTTGAGCCTGATGAAGATGTGAAGATTACCAAGGACACTATTGGAGCAATCAACACAGCACTTGAATTAAGCCCTATGAACAAGTGGTACAAATTCATATTGGAAACAAAACTTGGCGAAATACTTACTTCTGCTGTAATGAACACCGCCACATCGGTAACTACCCAGGGAGCAGGTATGGGCCTTGACGCATTAGCACCTAACATATAATGGCATATAATAGCGAACAACCGAGCTTCCAGATATTGATATGCTTGATAAAAATCTGGACTCCGAAAGACAAGAAAGACCCCATGACGGTTCCCGACGATGCTATGCTTATTAGTGAAGTCGAGAACATAGAGATTGTGGAATCATACAAGAAGCTGATTGGTACGGCTTCTGTACGATTTCCTCGTGGCACGGTCATACGCAAAACAGTGACTACTTTTAATGCTGATGAAGCGGCAAAGGACAAAGCACTACAGGCAACTATTGATGATGCTGGAGTTGTGGAGGAAACACGCTCCAGCACATCTGTTGCAGGAGTTGAGAACTTTAAGATAGGACAACGTATCAGAATATATTTGGGTTATACTGATGACCCGAAGATAGCAGCATTGGCAAAGGTAAGTGGAAGTAAGAAAAGTATTTTCAATGACTCGAATACAAGAAGCCAGTATGAAAATTCAACTTATCTTGCTGAAAAGGCCATGAACATTATGTTTGATGGCTACATTACCAAAGTCAGTATTGATACTCCTATTGAATTGCATTGTGAGAACCTTGCAAGTGCGCTGAAGCAAATAACGTGTCCTAAAGTGACTGTCAAAAGTCAGGATACGGTTAATTTCCTGTTTGCTGATGATTGTAAGGAAAAAGGAGCATTGAAGTTGCTGAAAGATACTGGCATCTCATTGCATCCAGCATTGAAAGAACAGAAATACAGTCTCGGTAAAATCAATTTGGAGCCAGACTTGACAGTTGCCGATGTGCTTACCGAATGGACGAAATATGGCGTATGTGCTTTTGTTACAGAATACAATGGGAAGCCTGTTGTTGCAATTGGGCGCACATATTTTTCCAATGCTGGCAAGGATTCTATCGTCAATGTAAGCGGAGAGCCTTCAGAGCCGATAAAGGTATTGTTTGATTATCATGTCGCAAATAATGGCTTGTCTTTATTAAGTACAGACAAGAAGTATTTGGCCGTAGAAGCTGAAGGTCTTGGCAAAGACGATAAATTCTTCCATTTAACAGTATTGCGCAATCCTTCTTATGACCCAAGTGACCCTTCATCTGGAGACCCATATCGTATTGTTAATGACAGCGAACTATCAAAAAAAGCAATGAAGCGTGGTGTGAGAGTTCTTAAAAACGCTCGTAATGACAAGATAGATATGAAACTGTACACTAAGATTCCGTATCACTCCAGAAAAATACCGTGTACAAAGAAAGAATTGGAAGAAGAAGCTATCAAATACTTTGAGTCATACAATATGAATGGCATTGAAGGCTCATTGACTCTGTTCGGTGATTTGCATTTGCACACCGCTACAAAAATACAATTAGTTGACACACGATACCCAGGAAAGAATGGGATATATCTTGTAAATGAAGTTCATACGACTTTTGGTACAGGTGGTTATCGTCAAACCATAACGATGCCATACTGTATCAATAGGGATAAACAGGAAAGCAGCAATGAAGAATAAGCATACGGATTTGTCATCCAACCAGACCATTAAAGAAGCTATACGAAAAATAGCATGGCGAGGAATGGTCAATAATGATACTGGTGCCATAAAAGGCACTGGGAAAGTATCGGGATATGTGGCCAAGATACACACAGATGGGGATTTGGCAGGTACTATTGATGTTCAAGAGTATGTCAGTCTTGCTGTGGACGAATCTGAAGAAATGAATATGGGCTATCACGAAGGTGTTTTATTAAGTGCCATCCAAGATAACTCAAAAGGGCTGCTGATTATCCCCAAGTTATATTCCGAGGTTGTTGTCACGCAAGACCCCGAAACTGGAACCGAATATGTGTCGATGTTCTCCCATGTTGATGTCATCCAGCTTGATTCTCACGATACGATTTCTATTGGCGTAAAGGAGCGAGAGGAATTTGACGAAGGCGATGAAGAAGGCCCAGATGTACATGAATTGGAAGAAACTGGTGTGATGACAAACACTACATACACCAAAGATTCAATCGTTACGAATGTTCAGGGAGAGGATGATGCCAACAAAGTTCAACAGACCATAGACAGTACGCAAATCAAACAAGTCGTGGGTGATGACAAGAGTTCTTCGACCATGACACAGGACGGTATCAATCTGAAGCACGATAAGGCTTCGTTAGACCTTACCGATGATGAGGCTACGGTTGCAATGGGTTCTTCTAAAGTTAAGGTAGAAAACGGAACTGTATATGTCGGAAGTGATAGCAGTACAGACGATGCCGTGCTTGGCGTTGAGTTGGCAACCATATTGAGCGACTTGCTTGGATATATCAGTCAGATTATGACGGCTACGATGATGGGACCGCAGCCTCCAGCCAATATAGCCAGCTTTATCTCATTGAAGGCAAAAATTGAAGCGTTCAAATCTTCTCATAGTGGTTTCTTGACAAAGAAAGTTCAAATACAGAAATAATGGCAGAAGCAAAATTAAATTTTGATGAGAGCCAGCTTGATAAAAGTTCTGGTATATATGACCTTTATAGCAGATTGTATGAGGGTATGCGTGTGGCAAACACAGTTGATGCTCCCATATCTCCAGATAATCCGCCAGTTGACAGTGAAGGGCAAATAGATGTCGGTTCGATAAATACGAAATTGGCAGAGTATTCTGAAATACTAATGAAGAACTCTGCCTACCTGTTTGCCAATTCTATAATGACCGTTATCGGACCATCAACAGGAGGTGGAGATGCTGGTGTGGGATTCTTGTCTCGTAATGGAGATACGATGATGGGAAGTCTTGGGGCATTATATGGTTTTCAAGCTGGATATGATGGAAAATTGATTTTTGAAACAACCATAGATTCTGATGAGAAGGCATGGGCAAATGTGACAGGCAATTTGTCTGTTTCGGAAAATGCCGTTGTGAAAGGAGCATTGCAGCTTTCTGAACATGGTATTGTATGGGGCGAAAACAAGGTTATTTATCACGATGGCACCGCATTGCATTTAGACAGTCAGGATATAGCCGTTAAAGCGAAAGTTTCAGTAGATGGCTCTATTGTGGTTGGCGATGTGGTTATTGATAAAAACGGTATCAAATGGGGTGAGCATGAGTTTTATCATAGCGGTAACAGTAATAAAAAGGACGTTGACTGGACTATGAAAAACGCTTATGTACACGGAACGCTGTATGCTTACGGCGATGCCCAGATAGATAAGCGTTTTGTGACCAAAGGTTCATTGGAGCTTTCGTATGGAGAACAAAAACTCTTGTTTACAGAAACAGACGAGGAAACACAGACTACGAGATTACTTTTCTATACCGACCTTGCACTTATCAATGGAAAGGGAATCAAATTTGGTGACAAGTACATTGTCAAGGTCAGAAACGATGATAAGCAAGTTGTGTCATTCTCCGCTCCTGGCATGGTTATGAATCTGGGAGACAGTGATGGCGAAACAGCAACCAAGCACATTGCACTCCAGAGTGAGATATGGAATTATAATAGCGCATACCGTATCATATCGCAATATGGAGATGGAAATTTTCCAAATTCATTCAGTGCTGGATGTGCAAATGCAGGGCCAGTTGTGATACGGACTTATTACGCTGGGTCTGCGGATTGTGGCATTGTATTGCCTCGCAACATGAGATTGGGAGATGTTTCAGGGCCGTTCTTGGCTGGTTCTGGAAACAATGTACTGTTGTCAATTCCGTATTTGCATATAGTCAGTGATTTGCAACAGACGGATTTTATACCGATAAATATCGGTATGCAGGAGACCACATCACTGTTCAGAGACCAAACGAAACAGTGGTCTGCAACAGCGCATTTCAATACCGATGCTGAATTTTTTGCATTTGACAAGCCAGTAGAAGCCGATAGTTTTTCAATAAAAAGTGAGCAGTACAAAACTCGTTTAATAGAGAATACACTATTCTTTGATGATGGCAAGTTTCTGGAGGGCGTGACAGACGGCATCAGGTGGTCTGGAAACGCATACTTTGACGGAAATCTTAGTTCGCCAAGGTTTGCCAGCGGATTTGCTGGATATGGTTGGGCTGTTATGGAAGATGAGATGGTAGGTGGAATATCTGCCACATTCGATTCTTTGACAGTCCGCAAAAAAATGAGAGTATATGAGCTTGAAGTTCAGAAAATATCGGTTACTAATGGTTCTCTTTGGGTAAGTGATTCTTGCTCAGGAGACGAAGTTGTTGAATTGATATAATGGCAATTCACAGTTATAAGAAATATAAAATCCTGCTTCATGCGGATTCAAAAAAGACACAGGGCTTACAGACTGGCGATATAGTCCGTAGGCAGTATTTCGATGGCAAGAATGTCATATACTCTCTTATGTGTGTATTGGAGTATGGTCGTGAGCGTTCAAAAAACACTGCTACAGGACTATACGAAGAGAAGCCGTATTTTGTTGGAGCATTGCTTGAAGGAGATGCACCGCAACAGAATGAGATATTGGACTTTGCCAGAATCACAAACCTGTTCAACATTGACAGGGCTGGCGCACTGTATTTGACGGCTTCTGATGACAAAGCACCGTTTATGGATGTAATAGATGGGATTGGCCGTAATGCCAGCCTGTCTTGGCCTGAAAATATAGCCGTTGAAGGGTTTGAAGATTCCAGTTCTCAATATATTGTTAAAGGTGCTGCAAATTTCAATATTCAATATGAGCCATCTGTACAAGACAACAACCGTATTCTGACAGTAACCAGAATGTCCGAAAAGTCAGAAGTGTTTGAGGGGTTGCAGCAAGATTTCTACCAGTTTGTACAGAATCCAAACCGTGTGTTGGTATCATACAAGGTAAGAGCCAGCAAACAAATGGAGGCTAAAGCGACATTGGGATATATTGATGATTTGCGGATTGATGGCGAATGGACTGAAGCTATAACGACTGAATGGCAATACAAGTTCCATGTTATAACGGTTGATTATTCTGGAAGACATCTGCGGTCGTTCAAACTGGCAATGAATAACCTGTCTGTAGGCGATGAATTACAGATTGCGGATTTCAATATCATACTGCTTTCCAGTGTCGCTAATTTTGGTGATGCAAGCAATATGCGTGTTGGTAAGCTCGATGGCGTTGTTGACCCAGTGTTCGGACAGCTTGAAGGATATGGTGCATATCTTCAAAAGTTATATGCAGCCCATGCAGCCCATGTTTCTGGAACACTTACCGCTGGTGACGAGAATGGGTTTGGTGCCACGTTCTATGCAGGTAAGATACATCGGAACTGCTTTGTAAGTTCATTGGATGTGTCGTTTACTTCCGACATTCACATTGACGATACATTGGTTAACCCTACAGGGCTTGGTATGGTGTATCGGTCTGGAACCGAAATCGAGATGGTGGCGCAGAGCAACGAATGGCTTGTCGCTCATAATGGCCAAAGATATTGCTATTCATTTTGGGTTTATGCAAAGCGTCCGTGTACGTTAAGCATACAACAGAATGGAAAAACTGTAGGAACAGTTACAATCGCCGCAGACCAGACCCATGAATGGAGAAGGGTTCATGCTTATTTTGATTTAATAAGCCCTGAAAATGAAGGAGATAGCCTATTAATTAAGGTTGCGCCGACTTTCTCCAAGTCTGTGTTTGACCAAGTATCATCTTCGGAGACCAATCCAGATGAATCTGTGTTCTATTTTACAGCACCTCAATTAGAGTCTGGCGAATACGTGACCCAGTATCAGCCGACAGACACCACGTTGAACTATACAGATGAATACGGTGCCTGGTTTGCACGAGGCGGTATTGGTGGAACTATGCAGAATCCGTTGCTTCAGCTTAACTATGACGGTAAGGGAAGTATCGGTACAAGAAATAAGTCCATCGAGTTGAAGCAAGACGGAAGCGGCCACCTTGCGAACAAGAATATCAAATGGGATGAAGATGGCAAGGTTACATTTGGAAAGGATGTAACCTTGAATTGGGAGAATCTTGGTAGCTCTGCACAGGACAACATGGCCAACCGATATATGCGGATTATCGGAGAGGACACATTTGTCATTATTGGTCAGGAAACTACTGAAGGGAGAACATATAGCCCCACTTCCATTACGCTATCATTGGAGGAAGTTGGATTCTCGTCAACTTCCAGCCAACGTCAATGGTATTATAAATTTGGCGGCGAATGGGTGGCAATAAAGGATGGAAATGGACCAACATTGACAGTTACCCCAGACTCTCCGTGGTGGAACAAGGAAAGTTCAGTAACATTCAGGTGTGTGATTTCACTTAATGATTCACGCACATACACTGATACATTCACAGTCAAAAAACAGTATGTGCAAGGATATACAGTCCTTGTGACATCAAGTAAGGGCATATCCTTTCAGAACGGCACTTGCTCAACTACACTTACTGCACAGGTATATTATCAAGGCAAACTGGTTGACAGAGATTATGCTCTTGAGAATTTTAAATTTATCTGGAGACGCTATGATTCCGCAACAATGGAAGAATTGGAATGTCCAGATGGGGTAAACGATACGCTCACACTTGATTATGAGCTGGATGGCAGCGAGACATATATCTGTGAACTGGCAACAGCAGACAGTTTTGATTATTCATTCCCAATAATATTCTAAGGTTATGATAGAGCAACTGAATATAGGAGAAAAAACTCAAAACCAAGGAGTTAATGCGGCTGGAAAATTAACGGCAGAGGAATTTAATGCGTTGACCGCCAAGGTGAAAGAATTGATAAATCATGCAAACAAAACCATATACCTGTCGCAAGAGGAATATGACGCTTTGGTTGAAGGTGGTAAGATACAGAGTGATGTGGAATATAACGTGTATGAAGAATGATTACTCGTAACGGCATCGAACTTACTGCCAGGTATTATGGCACTAAGGTTATTTCTGCTGTTTACAAGGGTTCGGTTCTTATCTGGGAAGCCGTTAATAGCTGCTTTGGCAGTGGGTTCTGGATAAGGGAAAAGGCTTGGAGCAGCACAGATGGCTGGAGAAACAACAATTAATTTCAAATATTATGGCGAAAAGACAGATTATCAACACTCCCATTCCCTCTATTGATACGGCATGGGATAACGGAACTGAAGCGTATAGCGGAGAAGCTGTAGAAAAATTCATAAAGGAACAGTTTAAGTCAAAGGTTGGTTCGCTATTTTTTGACGATAGCGAGGATTCGTTTTTGACTGTTTATACGTTCAGAAGCGAAGAAGACAAGACTACTTGGCTTTTAGACCGCAGTGATGAATCGCTTGTGCTTGGCAAGCAGACTTTCAATGTTGCCAGCCGACACGGAGAAGGTACGGCTTATGTGGTGACATTGACGGCAAAGGGCGTTTCAGAACCGAAGTTTACCAACACGAAACGGCTTATCATCCCTATAAGGTTTACGTGTAAAAAGGCTACTACTGTGGCAGGAAGCACTACCACGGAAGATATGGCTGGTATCAGTGGAACAATCGTTGTGACTGGTCGTAAGGCTGGTGTTAGCGGTAACTTCTCTACGATAACCCCTTCTGACGGCGAAACACGTTATATTGATGCGGTTCCAGAGGACAGTGAGACTTATAAGGATTTTGACCTTGGTCCATATTTGCAGGATGGCGAATGGAATTACCGTATTACCGTAATTGAACCCGAAAAACAGACATCTTCCAGTGCAGTTTCGGTTAATGTCACTATGTCAGAATCTATGGGGCTTGAATATGCAGGAGAACTCGGACATCCGTTTGAGGGAGATACAGTATCTCTTCCGTTCTATGTAAAGGGTTCTGTTGACCGTTTGTTACATCTGGAAGTATTAAACTCAGATGGCAGTGAGGTATTGGCAACCCCAGAACCAAGAGCTTTCAGTGCCAATCAAGGCGGCAGCGAAACAGTGCAGAATATTGGTATCACTAAGGAGCAATACAAGTTTACTCATGGAACGTACCGTATTCACGCTTGGCTGACCTTTGCATCCGACATTAACGGAACAAAAGTCAGCGAACAGACATTCGGAATCATGTATAAAGAGGACGGAAATAACACTATTCTTGTTGCCGTATCTGATGCAATTACCAATGCCGATAACTATGATAGTGTAACGCTGTTAAAGTATGCTGTTTACAATCCGTCTGGAGAGAGTACAGAGTTGAATTTGTCTGTAGTTGATGGCATGGACGACGATGTTGTATATTATCAGGAAACAGCAATTTGTGAAAATGAGACCACATACAGCATGAATACTGTGCTGAATTGTGAGCATGAGCTTGGAGACTTTGATGTTCAGGTTTTGATTAAGGGTGGCAATGTGCAATACTACAGTGGCAAAGTTACTCTTACCAACAATATTGACTTCTCTGCTCGTGGAACTGCAAATCTGGAGCTGATACCTAATAGCAAGACTTTCCACGGCACAGACAAACGAGGCAATTCATTTGTGTTTGACCCAGATACATTGCGGCTTGTTGACCAGCCCAGCGATAACAAGACAAACATAATGAATCCCACGGTTGAGGGGTATATTAGAGAAGACAATATTGACAGATTGAGGCTTTTGCGTGGCAGCGTGATTGATTTGCCGTTTGAGCCTATCATTACGACAACAGGATTGCGTGTATCTGGCGTTGACTATTCTCTTACTATGGAATTTGACATCCAGATTAACAGAATAGTTGATGAATCGGCACCAGTTATCGCTTGTTATTCCGACAATGGAGAATCGTTTGTCGGATTGAAGGTGTTGCCTGAGCGAATACTTGTTCTTGGCACAGGACAAGGACCGATTTCAACCCCAGATATGGCTGATTATTATCTGGAAGAGGGGTGCCGTATGCACATAGCTGTAAATATCGTCAATAATCTGCGTAACGAGGGCTTGAACTATATGCGCATATTTGTGGACGGAATCATGCAACGTGAATACACCTACCAGAATACACAGACTTCGCCTTTCTGTGGCGCAAGCGGAAGCAACGGACATCTTGTTCTTGGTTCGACTGGGTGTGACCTTGACATTTTCGGCATGAGAATTATGCTTGACCAGTCATTGAGTTCTTCTGATATTCAGCAGGACTATAAGGCTTCTATGTCAAACATAACTGATAAGAGAGCCTTTGTTGCCGCAAATGATGAGATTATGTCTGGAAGCGTTATTGACTATGATAAGGCTAAGGCTATTTACAATACGATTCTCTATCGGCTTCCTTCTAATGCAAAATATCCCACATTTAACAATGACCCAGGTTCTATTAACAATGTGGTTATGGAGGTCAATATAATAGGAGATGAGAAGCACTCTGGTATTTTCAGTAGTGTTGAAATCAAACGTCAGGGTTCTACTGCAAAAAAATATTATTGGCCAAACATATCATCCAAGCTATGTAAGGAAGATGCAAGCAAAGGAATTGTAAAAGGAACATTCACATCAACAGGAATAGACCCAGAAACAAGTCTTCCTTATTACAACAAGACCAATTATTATCAGTTGGATGACTCCCAGCCGAAATCAAAGAAATGGGTTGGAAAGTCAAATTATGCTTCGTCTATGCAAAGTCACAAGATTGGAGCTACTGCGGCGTTCCATGATTTGCATCGTATATGTGCATTGCCAACTGGAGGTTTTTCATACGACCAGACACACCCTGACACACCGTCAAGACGTGCAGTCTTGGAAAAGCCGTTCTTGTGCTTCTTTACTGATGCCGAACATTCTACCCCTACGTTTTGCGGCTTCCAGACTTGGGGTGCCGCAAAGGGAGACAAGCCTACGTTTGGATATGATGATGACGAGGAAAGCGATTCATACACACCCGATTATATTATGGTAGAGGGTGCGGACAACAATGTGACTGGAGCCAACTTTGAAACCCCTTGGATTCCTTCTGAAATGTTGTATGTTCCAGACGAGGAGTCATTCTGTTACAACGGTGCGCCAAACTTCGACCTTGACCTTGGGCTTCTGAATGAGGATGCTGAAGACGATGACCCTCTGAAAGACCATCCGACAGGCGGTGCGGTAAACTCAATTAACAACTACCTCATCCCTGGATTCAACATGGTGTATCTGTGCAACCCAAATCTTCGTCCGTTTGCAGGTGGACTCAATGCTCTTAATCAGGCGTATTTGAGGGATAAAGCAAGACAGGCAGACCCGAACAATACAGAAGAACTGGAGCTTGAATCCAATGTGCATTATTGGAACTCTGACACATCCAGCGGAGAATATCTGAATGTATATCGTATGGATTACATAAACGATGTATGGGTTGACGCTGGTTTGTTCACTTCTTCGTCTAAGGATGAGCGAGGGTTTAATGTGATTACTACGGCTGTACTGAACCTGCGCACGCAACTTAGCATTACAGATTCAGACCTGCTTGGTATGTCTGCTGAACAGAAAAATGATTTTCTGATAGAGAAGCGTGTGGCATTGTTCAAATCCCAGTTCCCTACTTGGTTTGATGTGTCTGATGCCTTGTTCCACCAATGCTTTATCAAGTTGGTGGCTGGAACCGATAACCGTGCAAAGAACACATACTATTGGATTGAAGGAAACATTGACCATAAGATTCGCTTTGACGGCGATGATATGGATACCATTTTCAAGACTGATAACAAGGGTCAACAGTCCAAGAAGTATTGGATTCTTGAAGAAGATAAGGATGAATACGGTGCATGGTTCTGGAATGGCAGAAACAACGCATTGTTCCGACTTATTGAAATGGCTTATGAAGACGATATGCGTACTATGATGAACCGTATCTTTGCTGCAATGGCTACGTTGAGCGGTTCAGTAGAAAATTTCTTCCAAAACTATTTCTATTACGTTCAGGAATATTTCCCTGCCGTAGCGTACAATGAAGCTGGAAGGTTGCTTTATGAAACAGCCCAACTTTATTATGATGGTGTTCATCCGTCAGAGCCAGGAGTGTCGTATGGTTACAAGGAGATGCCAATTACACAATCTCTTGGAAACCAGCTTCATGCAGAGCGTGCGTACATGGTAAAACGTCTTGCGCTTATAGAGAGTTATGCCAATTATGGAGACTTCAGTTTGAACGGTACAGACAGTATTACGTTCACATCGACTGGTAGCTCTACATATAATATCAAATGGACTGCTTATCAAGACATATTCCCAGTTGCTGCATTTGGTCAGGCATTGGATTATGGTACCGATGAGAATGGTGTAAAGCACACTAAGCCTTGGCGTTTGAAAGCAGGACACACATACACAATATCAACTCAAATGAGTGGAGAGACAACAGTGGCAATACACGGTATGTCGTTCTGTTCCAGCATTGATAATCTTGGTGCCAACGCAATTAAAGGTAACTTGCGTATAACAGGTAAAAGATTGAGGAATCTGGTTATGCCGAAATTGAGTGCAAACTTTGTTCCGTCATCTATTGTTATGGCCAGCAACTTGAATTTGGAAGTCATTGACTGGAAGAATATAGATTTTTCTAATTCTAATCCAGCATTTGATTTTACGTCTATGATGAGTTTAGTAAAACTTGATTTGTCTGGATGTAGTGGTATTACTGGTGTAGAAGTACCTCATACGGCCTCATTGACATCATTGTTCCTTCCATCTGGAATGACACGCTTGGAATTGAATGATATGCCGTCATTGAAGGAGTTTTCGATTGACGATGTAAGCACGTTGAATAATGTATTGATAAATAATGCAAAGGCCCCTGGTGTTGATACTTTGGCAATAGCAGGTCTGTTGCGCAACAACGCAAAAGGTCTGTATTCCTTGTCACTGCTGAATGTGAATTGGAACGCCCTGCCTGTATCTACATTGATGTGGATTGCCAGCATTGCGCCTTATTCATACGGCGTTACCAGTGAAAAGTATTCGTTGACAGGAAAAGCGACTCTTGACCAGTCCGCAATGAGGTTGACCTATGATAACAAGCGCACACTTGTTGATAAGTACGGCAACATAGATTCCACATCTAATATCCTCGCTTTGACGTATGATAAGATACAGATAAGCCAGATTTCGATTGTTGGTAAATCATATATCAGCAAGACTGGTAAGGAACAATTCTCTATTGCAGTTACCCCTGTCACAGCAAACAATGTGGCGATTGCCGTTGACGAGGATGGGAAAGCACATGAGGACGTTAAGTTCAGCTTCGTGAATGAATCTGGGGAGGAAATGACACCGCACCAGTATTGTAATTGGCAGGATGCAGTCAAGGGATTGCTGAATGTTACCAATGTGACTACCGAAGCTGCTGGAACACGCTATACTTTGAGAGCAACAGTCAAGGTGATTTCTGGAGGCTCCACGAAAACACTGACTGCTGATATGCAAGTTGCGTTTTATCTTCGGCATCCTAAAGTTGGTGACTTTGCGTATGCAGACGGAACTTTTGATGACCAGTATCAGAAAGACAAGACCTTGGTTGGTATGGTATTCAAACTGGACCCGATGTATCAAGGTAAGGACGATGCTTCTCCAATTACATACTCTGGATTCAACAAGCCTTCAGAAAGCGTAAAACAGGAGAAATCCTTGGTTGGTTATCGTGTTCTCATAGACTGTAAGGAAAATGCAGTCATCAAAAGCAAGAATGGCGTAATTAACACATCCAGCAATGCTTGGGGATTGTATCCTGAAAATGCTGAAGGAAACGATGGTATAACCAGTACCAACGGATTTACTACTGATTTTGGTACAAAGATGGCCGAAATTGCTAACATGAGCAGTGTGTTCGACACATCTATGGCTAATATCGTTAGTAACTCGGAGTGGTCCAGTGGAAACTATATTTATCCTGAAACCGTGTTGGATTACAACAACGAAGATGGATTCAAGGAGTTTTCAAATTCAAGTGCGCCTGGGGATTTCAACGGTGCTTCCAAGACACGTGCAGTTGTTAGACACATGGAACAGATTTTCAACAACTTCCTGCAAAGTGCTGATAATGAGGATGTGCTGACTTCTTACACCGAGATAGACCCAGAAACGCAAGAACAAACATTACGCTCTATTACAAATCTACCGACAACGCTGGAAGAGCTTGGCGATATGATGGAGATATTACAGAAAGCGAATGGAGATTTGACGATATTCCGTCAGTTTGCTTATCCAGCAGCATATTCTTGCTATCTGTATGAGCCAAAGGTAAAAGAAGGCGAGTCTCTTGATGCTCAATATGCTAAGGGCAAATGGTTCTTGCCGTCTCAGGGTGAGCTGATGAGGCAGTTTATGTTCTTTGCCAAATCAAGAACTGGAGGATGGACCAATGACTATACGGAAGGGCAGAATACCAGTCCGTCAACAACTGTGATTGATGATATTATCAGAGAGGCTTATAATTCTCCTGACAGCAATCAGATTAAGAACAATGTAAGCCTTGAACATATTGAAACTGGAGAATACACATCGGCAGAGTTGACGGCAATCAACCAATACTTCCAGTCATTAGTTGAATGTGACAGGCCGATATATTCGTTGATTCTGTGGCGTGCTATGGCCGCTGGAGCCTCAGCACCGTTCACGAATCACACATTGGGCGGCCACTGGTCATCCACCGAGCACAGTTCCAGCTACTCGTGGTCCGTCCACTTCGGCAGTGGCGGCACTTGGGGCAACGGCAAGTACGGCAGTTACACTGTGCGGCCCTCTGTAGCGTATAGTTTTATGCTTTAATCTTCACTGGCGAACTGCCTTTGGGCAGTTCGCCTATAACTCAAAATAAATGTTAAATATGAAAGAAAATAACGAATTAACACCAAGTCAGAGATATGAGAAAGCCCACACTTCTTATGATGAATTGAGAGAATTGCTGGAGGCTTCCACACAAGAAAAAGTTGAATTGACAAAGAAAGAAATAGATAAAGGCAAAGAACGTAAGAGGGAGATAAAGAAGAACCCTAAGACATTCGTTAACACGCCAATATATCGTGCATACCACCAATCAATGACGCTGTTGATGCAGATTATCAATCTTATGCCTAAAAAGACCGTTAAGATAAGCGATGAAATGCTGCATTATTTGATGGAAGCTATCAGATGGTCTTCTGCGGCTTATGAACAAAATAACGTGTTCATCAAACATAATTCGCTTTGCGAGTCTATTTCTTTAATGACAACAGTTCGTGTTTGTGTCAACACATCGAGGTCTTTGAATTTGATTGGCAAAGCTAAGGCTACGCAATTATTATCGTCCATTGATGCGATATTACGCCAATTAGTAGCATGGCGTGGCTCACTAAAAGACGAGGGTGACAATGATGAACGGTAACGCAAGCATTGTCGGAGAGTCTGAGCTGCTGTTTTCATACGGGCGGCATACTCCTTGGTTCAATGTTGCAGCCATCAGGAGTTACGAAGATGCAATGCCGCAGAAACCAACATTGGGCAACCACTGGTCATCCACCGAGAACAGTTCCAACAACTCGTGGAACGTCAACTTCAACAGTGGCAACACTTGGAACAACAACAAGTACAACAGTAACACTGTGCGGCCCTCTGTAGCACATGAAACAGAAGCGTGGCAAAAGCTGAGGAGAACAGTGCAGGAAGCGTATGAAGACTGCTGTAGAGGCAAGTCATCCAGCAAACAGGCACAAGAATACATCCCTCATGCCGATGAAGACCTTGATGTGTTGACCGACGAATTGATTTCTCGCACTTACTATCCCAGTACGTCAACCTGTTTTCTTGTCAAATATCCGAAATGGAGAGAGGTGTTTGCAGCCGCTTTCAGAGACCGCATTATACATCATTGGGTGTGTATGCGCTTGGAGCCGTTGTTTGAATTGCGTAACATACATCAGGACAATGTGACGCATAATTGCAGAAAAGGATTCGGAACAAAGACAGCGGTACAGGCCGTTGCAGATGGCATCAAAAGAGTCACGAACAACTATCAGGAAGAGGCTTGGGTTTTCAAGGGTGATTTGGTAGGCTTCTTTATGACCATCATAAAGCGCAGGATGTGCGACAAGCTATTGTCGTTCATCAGGCACCGCTATCATGGTGATTATAAGAAACTTCTGTTGTGGCTGGTTGAAATTATTGTCATGCACCACCCAGAAAAGGACTGTGTTTTCAACTCCAATCCGAAAGACTGGATGAATCTGACAGCCAACAAGTCTTTGTTCAGATGCGAAGAAGGGCGTGGTTCTCCTATTGGAAACTTGACCACCCAGTTGTTTGCAAATTTCTTTATGACAGAGTTTGATGCCTGGGTACAAAACAGATTGAGGGAGATGGATGTCAAATGGTCGTATAACAGGTTTGTGGATGATTTTGTGATTGTTTGCAGTGACAAGAAGAAATTGCTCAAACTGATAGATATGATTGCAGACAAACTTGGAGACATGGGGCTGCTGTTGCACAAGAACAAGCGTTATATCCAGCCAGCCTCACATGGAGTTGCGTTTGTCGGCAAATACATAAAGAACGGTAGGATATATCTCAGCAACCGTACATTGGCTCGTTTCCAAGAGAAGATACACGGCTTCAATCTGTATTTGCAACGGCCAGAGCGAGAGGTAACTATAATGGAACTGGAGCATATCAGGGCTACGGTTAACTCATATCTTGGATTTTACAAGAGGTGCGAGACATATTTGAGAAGAACCAATATACTCTGGGATTTCTGTCATAATCACCAGAAATACTTTTCACACAATAGAAACTGGACCAAAATCAAACTCAAAAAGAAATACAAGCCTATTTTTAATTAAAGAGCAGACTATATGGTACGATATTATTTTGAAGAAAAGCCAAAAACAATAACGATTGGCTCTACTTTGCGAGGCAAGCGTTATATATTTGTCAATCTGGATGTTAAAGAGATTGCAGGTGACTTATTGGATTCAGAAGGCATCCAATATAAGTATGACTGTTACAGCATGAGGTTCGTGCTGTCAGAGTTATCTATATCTTGTCTGGTTGCCAATATGCCGAAAGAATTTATCGTATTGGCAACCGAAGACGAAATCAAGGCAATCATCCAGGCATTTAAGGCAGATGATGATATTGAGTCGTGGAAAGCCATCAGGACTGCGCAAATAGAAGCGTATGATTCCAGCCCCTATGTAAACAATTTCAAGCTGAATGGGGTAAACGCTTGGCTTGACAAGAGTACGAGGGTCGGGCTTGTCAATATGCTTCAGTCAGACTGGGGAGACACACCGATTCCAGACTTGTGGCTTGACAGCGAACACCCCATATCGTTGCCAAATGCCGAAATAGGATTGACATTGTTGAGCGAGATTGAGAAATATGCCGCACAATGCTATTCTGTAACGCAACGATTGTTGGCATCGGTAAAAAACATAGCAAAGCTGAAGTCTTTTGATGATTTGCGGAATTTTGACTATAAATCTGCATACCCAGAGCAACTTGATTTGACGGTCTAAAAAGTAGTCGCATGGCAAACGTAACAGCAGCCATGCGACTATTCGTTTATAAAGACAAGTTCAAAATGGGAGTAATAGCAAAAGGCGAAATAACATTGAGTACAGTGAACGATGCTTATACGGTATCGCTCTCAAAGACTTCGTGTGTTGTCAACGCCGATTATGACGGAAGCAATCCCAAATTAGATGAAGCATACACTACAATTACCGTAAAGCGTGGAGACAAACCACAATGGTTCAAGGTAAAACTTATATCCACCACCAATGATGGCATAGTCATTAGAAATGTCAGTATGCCGTCTGGGGGCGATGAAAATACGTTGTTCAAGGAGTGTGTGTTCCTTTTTGACAGCGTTCCTACCGATGTACTGGAAGGGAGTGCGACCATCCAGATTTCAACTGAGGACGGATATGTTGCCGATGTGGTTTTTTCATATACAGTAGTCCGTGAAAGCACTATGCTTGATTGGATTCAGGACTGGGAGGGGAATAAGACACAAATAGGCGGCACTTCTATAATCACTCCAAAGTTGTTCGTTGGTAAGAAAATCACCAATGGCGAGAATTACGATTCCATATTCAATGTACCTCAACTGACTGGCGTATATATCGGCCCTGCTGGTGAAAACGGAAACAGTTGCGGTGTGTATGGATATAAGGCAGGTGAAGAAATTTTCCACCTTGACGATACTGGCGGATATATTGGTGGTTGGACTATCAATACTGGCGGCATATACAGTGCAAAAGGGGCTTTGAGGTTGCTGTCAAGCGGAACAATTAAGGCCGTGAACAGCGAGGGAGATTCCATCTGGGAGATAAGGGAAGATGGAGATGCGTTTTTTGCGTTTGAAAAGGTCAGGTTCTACAAAAATGGAGACGCAGAGTTTGACGGAACGATAAAATCCAAAGACGGACAGATTGGAGGTTGGACCCTGAACGACTATAATCTGTACACCACCCAGATAGGCATAAACAGTGGCAATAAATACATTGCGATAGCCAACATTTCATCCATTCCACTCTATAACGGACACTGGGATGGCAACCATTTTGCGTGGGTGAAATCGTATGGTGGTGTTGCGATGTATTATTCACACAACACCGACTATGGGTTTGTTGCATATAACGGTTCGTCAAAAGTGTTTTCCGCTGGTTATGTGAATTTGATTGCTGGATGGAATTTTGACAAGGACTCTATATGGTCTGGAACAAAGAACAATACGCTTGGGGCATTTACGACTGGTGGGATAACCATTGGAAGCAACGGAATACGTGGCATCAAATGGTATATTGACAGCAATGGAGATATATCGTTTATGAACGGTATGATAAAGTTCACCGCACAATCCAATGGCGGCGAGATTGTCGGATGGAAGCTGAACTCCCAGCGTTTTTCGACCAACAATGTTGCGCTTCTGTCTGACAGTTCAAACACAGGTTTGTATTTGTCGGCAAGTTCTGAAGCATCATTTAATACCAGAGCCTCATCGTCATTAAAGGACTTTATTGTTTCAAAAGGCGGTGTGTACCTGAACGTGTCTTCTAATAACGCAGTATTTGGTGCTTACAATTCATCTGGTGGAAAAATATTCTTGCTGCAAAGCAACGGAGTAAATTCGATTGCAGGATGGAACTTTGATAAAGATGTTCTATATGTTGGCACAAAGGCCACTTCTGGATTTGCAGCGAGCGGAAGTATTACGATTGGGCCTACTGGATTGCGAGGATACAAATGGCGTTTTGAGAAAGATGGGTCTGGGGCGATAGCTGGAGGAAATATTAGTTGGAACTCTGCTGGGAATGTAACACTTGCATCCAGTGTAAAAATTAGCTGGAACAATCTCGATGGCACGATTATCACAAGCGAAGGCGTATTTACAGGTAAAATATCTGCTAATAATATTACTGCTGGAACCATCTCTACAGCCAATATAAGAAACAAGAGCAATACTTGGTTTTTGAATCAAGATGGCTCTGGGGCATTGGCTAAAAACAAAATTAAATGGAACGCAAATGGGGTTTTGGAGGTACAAAACTCTCAATTGACAAATGTTTTAATAGATGGCGCAATAAAGACTCCATTTCGTGATGGCCAATATTCTTTAAGTACAGATGGGCCAATTTCTGTATCCATGCCAGGTTTGCAAAATAACAATAATGTAGTCATACCAGGTGCAGGAGGAAGTTGGAGTACCGCTGTGTCTATTCCATTCACAACTGATTATAATGGATTTAGGGCAATTATAATGAATGATGATTGGAACTCGGAAAAGACTGGTGGAAGTTGGAGTGTAGATGCGCCAGATGGAAAATATTTTTATGAAGACGGCATAGCTAAAAAGACATTAACATTAAACGCATATACAGGCGTAGAAATGATAGGCTATGGAGACAGCAATACTTTTAAGGGTTGGATTATTTTGAACCGAATAGAACGAACAGGTAACAAAGGGTTTCCATTGCATATTTGTTTTTGCGGTATTGTGAACAATGGCTCTTTGGTTAGAATCAAAAAATATAATGACGAAGAAATCACTGTATCCAGACTTTCCGAAGGTATATATAGGGTTAATTTCGGTCAGGCTTGGAGTAGTGTTGATAACTATATGGTCTTTTTAACAGGTCAGGCAAATGAGGCTGGAAGATATGCTTCGCTTTATCGTAAAACAACAACTTATTTTGATGTTTATTGTGGAGATGATGCTTCTGCCAATGATGGTAATTTTCAGTTTATGATAGTGAATATTTCACCAGCTTATTTAACTTATAATGCGTAGAGACATAGAGTTACATATCAAAACCAATGACATAACCCTTGTCGCAACAAACAAAACAAGGGTACGAACATTCAGGTGGGTAAATAACCCATCTGGACTGTCTCGTTACATATATGGCGAGATAGATGTTCCAGCGGTCGTGTCAGAGACAAAGATAAGAGAGAATGGTGTATTCGTCAATATACCATACACCCCTAAATACAAAGAGTTTATGGTACGAGTTCGCCGTGTGTTTGATGACGGCTCGTATATCTATCTTTATAACCGCAAAGATGGTTCTGAGTGGTTTCTTGCACAGGCTGGGATGTATGGAGGCGAGAAGAAAAACTGTTATGCTTCGCTATTATACACGATTTCAGAAGGAACATATTACATATCGCTCAAGGATGAAGTTGCAACCATATATTCCAGTATTCAGAGCGACTTTAATATAGTTGATGCTAACAGGCAGAACGCAAACTGTCTGTTAGCTTGTTTCCCATCAAACAGTTATCGTTATCCTTTGACTGGAGTCGGGCTTGCACGATGGATAAACGCTCACAATATTAACGCTGGGAATCTGGCAGAGATAATCAATCGTGAGTTTGCTGAGGACGGTGTTGTGGTGAAGAACGCCACATACAATTATGATACACAACAAATGGAAATGGATTTAGACGCTTCAAGTAGATAAAATGGCTACCTATATAGTAAAACCGAATCAGAACCTCTTTGATGTTGCATTGCATTTATATGGCAGCATTGAAGGGTTGTTTGACCTGTTGATTACGAATGACTGGCTCAACATGAACACTGACCTTGAAACAGGAATGGAGATTGAGTATCACGAAGAATTTGTAATCAATTCGTCTATTGTTGGAACTTTTAATGATGAGAATATAGTGCCGTCTAATGGAGGCAGGCACGTTTACAACAAGCTGACCGATGCGCCTCTTGTGATGACTATTTTCGTCAATACTGGTGTCGTAAAGGTATTGCTTACATTAGGAGGTGAAGGAGATATGATTGTGGATTGGGGAGACAATTCCGAATTGGAGACAATTTCTCTTTCACACACTAACAAAAAAGTAGAACATTGCTTTGATAATATTGTGGAGAAGCGAAGAATAAAGATATATGGCACATTCCAGCTTACTTATTGCGACACAACGGATTTGTATGGCGATATGTTGCTGATGCGGCCTCAAACTATAGATGAATATATCAGTCACTCAAACGGATTTACTCTGAAAGGTCTATTCTTGTGTGAAGGAACATACAAGGTTGATTTGAGGGGTTGCACGATTGCAGACCTCTCACCAATCGGAGACATGAGCCTTCAGGAGTTGAACTTGCTTCAGGTGCAGTTTACTTCTCAAGACGTGTTGGATGATTATCTTGAATATATCGCCAATAATTACGGAACAAGAAGAAATTGTACGGTATATCTTGATACAGAGCCGTCTGAAATGGGAATGGCTGCTATAAATAAGATTATCAATGAAGAAAGCTGGAACGCTTCAGGAAAATGGCAATTTGTTATTAACGATAAAATATATACCGCTTCATAATGGCAAGAACATTGACTGAAATATACACGGTGGCAAAGCAATGCCGTGACAAATATCTGGAACTTACAGAGTTCCAGAACGACTCCAAGATGTCGATTCTTGATGCTTTTACATGGGTGACTTCTTCGTGTATCTGGACGTTTGAAAACATACTGGATGTGTTCAAGGTTGACCTTGCCAAAGATTTGCAGAACAGAGTTAACGGAACTCCAGCATATTTTGCCAATGCGTTGTTGAAATACCAGTCTGGCGATGATTTGGTTATTGCAGAAGATGGTGCTTCGTTTTCCTATGCGACAATAGATGAAAGCAAACGTGTTGTGTCGAAAGTGTCTTATTCAGAGGTTGAAGAGGAAGGTTTCCATGATAAGTTGTCGATATTCAAGATAGCTACTGGAGAACCTGGGGCATACGCAAGGATAGAGGAAGAAGAACTGTTAGCCATCAGAGACTATCTAAGCAAGATATTGTTTGCAGGACAACACGCAAAGGTGGTAAGCCGCAACGGAGATGTACTGATTCCCAGGGTTACGGTCTATTATGACGGTGCCATCAGTGGAGATGAACTGTACACCAACATCGAAAATTCACTGAACGACTTTATTGCAAACATGAGCTTTGACGGAATGTTATATGCTCAGAAGATAATCGACTGTATCCAGAACGCCGAACACGTGACAGATGTGGAGGTTGACAGGACTGGAACGGACCAACAGGGAATCTTCATTGCGATGTATGACGATGACAACAACTTGATTGAAGTTGAAGGAAGCGTTGAGCAGCGGATAGGGAGATATGTGATTCCTAACAGCGGATATGTCAAGCAAAGCACTCGCTCTGGCAAGGAAGAGAATCTTCAGACATGGAGAGAGGCCATCACGCTCAAACTGGAGGATAAATAATGAGGTACAAGATTAATTTCGATAAGGCCATCAATCAGCTCGTGCCGTACTATATAGGCGGCAGGAAGCTGATTCTGTACCTTCAGGCATTGATGAAACCGCTACAAGAACTTAGCAATGCCTTTTCAGAGTACGCCAAAGAGCAGCGGATAGAAACTGCGATGACATCCCAGATATTCTATTTTGAATGGTTCTTGAACCGCAAATTCAGCAAGTATTTTCTGAACGGAGGCCAAATAACTATCAAGAATGGAGAAAGACTCGGTGCGCCTATCCAATGGGAGAACGCTGATGTGGATAAGTCAGAAGATATGCTGCTGTACAAAGAAGAAGAGGGGGTTAAAAACGTAGCTTTGTATCACGCCAATGAGCAAACCGATGGCACCACACATAGCTTCGTGGTTATCTCCCCAGCGATAAACACAAAATTGATTTCAAAAGAAAATTATACGGCCATGCTGTCTCATTACATAGACAAGTATCGCCTATCTGGTAAAACGTATATTATTAAATTCACCTCTTAATGAAAGAATTTAGCGCACAAACTGGTGGCCGTTACACCTATGTTGATGACATTATCAACCTTCAGGAACTCGCTCTTGCGTTTGGAGAGTTGTTTGATGAATGTGACAATTTCATCGTAAGTGGCTGTGCGGTATCTGGAACATCAATCGGAAGCGGTTATGTGTATCTGAACGGAAAGTTGCGATACTTTTCTGGAGCCACAGGAATCACGCAATGGCCTCAGTATATTTATGAGACAAACAAGAAGGAATCTGTTGCCTATGCAAGCGGCTCTGATAAAGTTGGCCGTACTATCTACGGATGCGCCTGTGGACCAACCGTACCAGTGTCAGTAGATGAGGTAACAGGCAATACCCCAGTCGCATTAAGCATTACACAATCAGGCGGTTTGCTGATGAAGGATGCTTTTGTCGGCAAATATGCCTTGTTACTTAACCCTGCCAAGGGAACACAAACAGTAAATGGTATCGTCAAATTCGCCAATGACATCAATATAAGCGGCCTGTTGACAGCGTTGGCTGATATGGAAATCAGGTCTGGCAATACTTCATGCCGTGTCGGATATAATTCCAGCCATAATCTGACAATCAAATCTACAACTGCAAACGGTAACAATTATAGTGTTGTTATGAAAGACGGTGTAGGCATTGAGTTCTATGTCAATGGAACATTAAAGATGACTATTGGAGATGACATCACGTTCCACACATCATACAACACCAACGCTTCTACGGTGGGCAGTATCAAAACAACTGGTACTCATGTTCACAATTCCAGCACGGCCACGGACAATGGAGAATTGAATCTGAATATGATTGGCTACAATGGTGGCAATACTTATTTCCGCAATACATATATTGGGAACGGTAAAGGGAAAGCCATTATTAGTGTTAAGGGCAGCGATAGTTCTGTGTTGATTTCTGGTGTGACTACTATCGCTTCCAATGGGCTGGAAGGCATAGTTTTGTTAGCCTCTTTGCCGAAGACAAACATGGCATTGCAGAAGTCTGTGATATGGAAAGATTCTAATAAAGATGTTATGGCCTCTATCGGCTATCTTGATACAGCCAACCAGATATTCAGTATCGTCAACAATGTTTCTGACATAGTGATTACAGGTGCTTCCAGTGTGTCTATTGGGCCAGCCATTAAGGAAGATGGTGTGTTGCTGTCACAGAAATATGCTTTATCATCGGCAGTAAATAAGGCTTTGTCATTAAAAGCTAATATTAAAGATGTGTATTCGGCATCAGGGGCAGACAATACCTTTGCTAAAAAAGCGTCTGGGTTTTCTCAGTTTATAACGTCCACGAACACACAGGCTAAACTGCGTTCCCAGATAGGCGCACTTGGTTCATCGGATTTGAACGGTTATGCCGTCAAATCACAGTGTTTGGCAGATATGGCAACATCTGAAGCCAATAAAAAGAAAATCAGAGATAACATCGGTGCCGCCGCTGTTGGTGACTTCCAGACCAAACTCCGTGATTCTGGTTGGATAATGATTAAGAGCGGACTGTATGTTCGTCAGATTGGGAACATTGTCAGTGTACAAGGCAATCTTAGGACTGTGCATAGTGGAACTGTGTTCAGCATACCAAACAGTATCGACCCTCCAGCACACGCCGTCTATCAGTCCTGTTCATTCAGTAACAATAGGAACTGGACTGTATCAATAAAGGCAAACACACGTCAATGTAAGGTTATTTATTGTAGCGGAAGCTGCGGAAATACAACAGATTTTTCACTCACTTATATGGTATAGCAATGAGAATTATAGGTAACGTAAAAGACTCCAAGTCGCTTGCAAACAATGAGCGGCTGGCAATGGAAAAGAGAAACAGACGAATTGAGCATGAACAATCAAAAGTACATGAACCCGAACCTTCCACTGATTCCGTTGAGGAAACAGAAGGTCCAGAAAAAGAAGAAGCCCAAAAGCAAGAAGCCTCAACTAAAAAGAAGCGCACCAAAAATCAAGTTTAGTGAAACCGACATTGCTCTTGAATTGAGGTTGAACGCTCCACTTGAATATGATTTTATCATAGAAGCTGGAGGTTATGAGCCACTTCCAGAGTTCATAGAGCGAATAGGCTACGCTTCATTAAACCCATATTTCAGGTCAGTTAGGTTTAGAAAAGCCTTGATGACATATAGAAAACAAGGGTGCCGACAATGGAGAAAAGCTCCTGCCCCATCGCCACAATTGATAAGGGAAAGGATGCAGGTGCGAAAGAACAGGATGAAAATCCAATGTTAAAAATACAGCGTCAGAATAATATTTTTGACGCTGTATTTTCATCTGACTGAAATTTTGTGTATCTTTGTAGCCACTTTCCAAATTGAAATACACCATCTTCCCCTTGTTTTATTTATAACGATAATCGTATGAACGAATTTACCGTGTCAGTACGCAAGCTGACCGATGAAGAATTGATGCGAGAGGCGTGTGAATCAACTTTTATGGGGAAAAGCCATGCTTCGCTTTTGGACCTGTACAAAGCAGAACATTCGCCTGTGCGCACACAGATGTTTTGGATTACTCTGAAACATATCCCTTTATTTATTAGCACCCATCTGCTACGTCATCATGTCGGGAGTGTTCCGTTCCAACTTACGTGCAGGGATGACCGTAAGGGCGGCAATCCTGGGATGAGAACCAAGATTGATGAAATGGTTGGCAAATTGAAAGAGGTCAGAAACTATGAAAGAATCGCCACACGTACAATGACATTGGATGATGTGTGTGACGAACTTGAATGGCTAAAAGACAATGCAGACCGCTACACTCCAGTCAATCTTTCTCTATTGGTTAATGCCCAGTCATTAATTGATATGTCGAAGCTGAGGTTGTGCAATCAGGCGCACGTCGAGACTCGTATCGTTTTCAATCGTATCAAAGAAGAAATCGCAAAAATTGACCCTTCATTGGCTTCTATGATGGTGCGCAAATGTGTGTATCGTGGAGGTCTGTGTGGAGAAATGCGCTGCTGTGGATTCAATGGCACACCAGCATTTCAATCAGAGATGAAGGCTTACGCAAGCAATTTTAGTTGCAAGCAAATCGGTTCCACCAACGTCTTTAAGAACGAGCAATAATCAATGGACGTAAAGGTAATTAAGCGTGACGGTCGTATTGTGGATTTCGACCGCCAACGCATTGTCAATGCCATCAGTAAGGCTATGAAAGAGTGTGGTGTTGAGAGCATAGAAGTTGCCGATGCAATTTCGCAGGACATCACAGAGCAGATGAAACACAAAGACACATGGGAGGTTGATGCCATCCAGAATCTTGTTGAGAACAAATTAATGGTATCAAATATGCCAGATGTTGCAAGGGCTTACATCATTTACCGTGACAAAAGAGACAAGGCAAGAAACAGTAATAGTGACCAAGTGATTTCCGATATTATTGCTGCAAAGAAAAACGATGTAACAAGAGAGAACGCCAATTCAGATTCTACGACTCCAGCAGGAATGATGGCTAAAATCTCATCCGAGCGTTCAAAGGAGTATGTGGATGCTTATCTCTTGTCATCTGAAGCGAAAGAGTATGTAGTTAACAATCTGATACACATACACGACAAGGATTACTATCCGACTCGTTCACTTACCTGCATCCAGCATCCTATGGATAAACTGTTGTCTCAGGGATTTATAGCTGGGCATGGTGAGTCTCGCCCTGCAAAAAGAATTGAAACTGCTAACATTCTGTGCGTCATATCGCTTGAAGTATTGCAGAACCTTATGCACGGAGGCCAAGCCGTTCCTGCATTTGACTTCTATCTTGCTCCCTATGTCCGCAAGACATATCAGGAAGAAATCAAAAAGTTCGAGCCTATATTTGGGGATTTGAGCGAACTCTACGATGCGCCTATTTCTGAATATGAGTACAAAGAAACTAAAGCAAGTATGAGTACGCTGTCTGCCGACCTGAAACAGTTGGCCATCAACCAGACTGTAAATCGTGTGCATCAGGCAATGGAAGCGTTTGTACATAATATGAACACGATTCACAGCAGGGCTGGCAATCAGGTTGTATTCAGCTCAATCAATTTTGGCACCGATACGTCTGCTGAAGGCCGCTGCATCATTCGTGAAATCCTCCATGCGACATACGAAGGGGTTGGCAATGGTTCAACAGCCATTTTCCCGATTTCGATTATGAAGCTGAAAGACGGCGTGAACAAAAAGCCGACAGACCCGAACTATGACCTTTATCAGTTGTCATTGAAAGTAACAGCTAAACGCTTTTTCCCGAATTTCCTGAATCTGGATGCCACATTTAATAAAGATGATGACTGGAAAGCCGATGACCCACGCAGATTTGAGCATGAGGTAGCGACAATGGGGTGCCGCACTCGTGTATATGAAAACCGTCATGGAAAGAAGACTTCAATCGCTCGTGGGAATCTCAGCTTTACTACGATGAACTTGCCTGGCCTTGCATTATCGGTTATGGATATTGCAGACAAAGACAAGCGCATTGAGACGTTTTTCAACAAACTGGAAAATTTGATTGGCGTGACGAGCCGCCAGCTTATTGACCGTTACAAGTTCCAAGGCGAAGCAATGGCTTCACAGTTCCCATTGCTTATGGGAGGTATGTGGCTTGACTCTGACAAATTGAGACCTACGGACAAAGTAGCTTCTGTATTGAAGCATGGAACTCTTGGTATTGGGTTTATCGGACTGGCCGAGTGTCTGATTGCCTTAATCGGTAAACATCATGGAGAATCAGACGAAGCACAACAGCTTGGATTGGAGATTGTCCGCTTTATCAAAAAGAATGTTGATGAGCTTGCTGACAAATACGACCTCAATTTTTCTGTGCTTGCTACACCAGCAGAGGGCTTGTCTGGTAAATTCACGAAAAAGGATAAGGCCAAGTATGGCATTGTGAAAGGCGTTACAGACAAGGATTATTACACGAACTCTAACCACGTTCCAGTGTATTATCATTGTAGCGCAAAACACAAAGCTGAAGTTGAAGGGCCGTATCACGAATTGACACGAGGCGGTCATATCTTCTATGTTGAATTGGACGGCGATGCAACCCATAATGTAGAAGCTATTGATGACATCGTGAAACTGATGGATAAATACAATATTGGATATGCAAGTGTTAACCACAACAGAAACCGTTGTATGGATTGCGGACATGAAGATGCCGTTGTTGGGGAAACAAAATGCCCTGTATGCGGTTCCACAAACCTTGATACCATCCAGAGAATTACAGGCTATCTGGTTGGTACTACAAGCCGCTGGAACAGTGGAAAACTTGCAGAACTAAAAGACCGTGTGACTCATGGAGCATAACAAAATCTCTGTAGCCAAAATCGTAAGCTCCACCTCTGTAGATGGGGTGGGCTTACGCACGGCTCTTTATGTGGCAGGATGCAATTTGCGATGCCCAGACTGTCACAATAAAGAGTGGTGGAATATAGAAAATGGCACATTGGCAGACATTGAAGAAGTATATTGTCAGTTGATGGAGCCAGACGAGAACATTTCCATATTAGGAGGTGAGCCATTGCTGCAATATGAAGCGGTTGTTGAATTGTGCCGCATGATTAAACAGCGAACCGATAAAACCATTTGGTTATGGAGCGGTCATACCCTTGCTGATATTAAGGAACACTATCCAGATATATTGAAATATATAGATGTGCTGGTAGATGGACCTTTTATCCAAGAGTATTTTCAACCCAACTTAAAATGGCGAGGAAGCACAAATCAAAATGTAATAGACATCAAAAGTATTTTTCAGAAATAAGTATTTTTGCAATAGTGAAAATTCTATATTGCTGTGTTTCAGTGATATAGAATTTTTATACTATAGTACACAAAATTTATTTCATCGAAAATTTTGCAGAATGAAAAACTATGTTTATCTTTGCAATCACAAAACATTAATAATTAAGACGCTTATGTAAAATGATTAGAGAAAAGGGCATTGTCGAAGTCCATGACGGCCATGCCGACACAGATGAGCTTTTAGATTCGGTGGACTCATTGCCAGACGGTGAATATGGATATTTGTTGTTTGACAAGAAAAAGAATCGCTCACTACCTCAGTTGAAGTTTCTATTCGGGTATCTTTTGAAGACTTTATCAGAGGAACTTGAAGGACACCCAGAACCAGAAGCCCTATACAGATATTTTGAGGAGATTTACGCTCCGATTCATAGATGTAAAATTCCAGGCGAGGAAGAAGAGTTTGAATACTTTGACCTCAAAAACGAATCAACAACTGAGATGGATTTCGTCATTGAGAAGATTATCCATCACGCTATGTCAGAATGGCATATCGACCTGCTTTCAAGAGACCGCATTAAGGCGGCTGAAGCACAAGAGGCTTACGCAGGGGCTTATGCAGAGACATGGAAGAATCTTTCACGAAAAATTTAATCGTATTTTTCTCCATGACGGAACAAGAAAACATGATGTCGGCATTAGACATCTTCGCAGCCTCACAGGAAACATTTGAAGAGGCCAAGAAAAAAAGCAGTGATGAAAGCAGAAAGCGTGCTAATTATCTACGGTTCTCACAGGACGGCACATACGCAGTCCGTATTCTTCCGCTGGCACCAGTAATTGACAAAGATGGCAAAGTGTTGCCAATGGAGCGCAAGGGCTACGAATATCCGCTTCGTTCCCTGATGCTCAAAATCGAAAACGACAAGAAACTGGTCAAGGGCAAACCGTCAATCACCTATGTAACGGTCTGCGATGCCAAGCAGCGTTTCAGCAATCTCAAAGAAGACCTTATCGACCTTTATGTATCAACTGCGTGCGATATGTATGCAGATGATGAAGACCTGTGCAAGAAACTTCGTAGCAACAGCTTTGAGGGTGGTCTGAAATGGGATAGCAAGCGTTGTATGTATGTAATTGACTGCGACCACAAAGAAGACGGTCTGCAAATCCTTCAGCTTTCATTTGCACAGTACAAAGAACTGGAAGAGCGCAAGCTGAACCTGTGGGCAAAGCTCAACAAGAAGAAGCTCGTAAACTGTCCTATCTCTTCTATCGACAACGGCTATCCTCTTGAAATCATCCGCAAGACAGAGAACAAGAAGACCTCGTACAGCTTCAATATTGACACCGTTTCTGGTGCAGAGCCGTTGGACGAGCAGACACTCCAGAATCTTTTGGATGCTCGTCGTTTGCCCGAAATCCTCTACAACTACACTCGTTTCCATCTGGAGGCAACAATCGTATATCTGACCCAGTTGGATAAGAAATACGATATTGACGTGATGTCAAGCGATGAAATCAAGAATTGCATTGAGCAAATCAAGACATTGCTTCCTTCTGATGACAACTCTCATTTCTCTATGGATGGTGGAAGCTCCAACAATGCAGAAGCAGGTTCCAATATGAACGACCTTGACGCACTTTGGGAGCGTTTCGACAAGCTGGACGAAGCTGGTCTTGACGATGAGTCCGCAGAAGGCCAGGAACTCCGCACGTCTATTAAGGAGTTCATCGAGGACAATGACCTTGACATTCAGATTAAGCGAAGCAAGAGTAATCAAGACCTGCTTGACGAGTGTGAAAAAGCACTTGGTGGGAGCGACAATGACGATGATGACGAAGAGGAGGAAGAAAAACCTGCTCCTAAGAAATCTGCCAGAAAAGACCCAGAACCAGAAGAGGAGGAAGAAGAGAATGATGATGACAACAATTCTGGTGAGGAAGAAAACAATGACAATGAAGAAGAGGAGGAAGAGGAAGAACAAAGACCTCGGTCTTCTCGCAGAGAGCGTAACGATGACACAAATGAACCTGCTGCACGTTCAGTAAGACGTGGGGCAAGACCCAATCGCAGACGTTAATCATTAAGGCATGGTGTGTTCACGTCATTAAGTTGGCGTGAGCATACCTTTTTCACACGAGTTATGAAAGAGAAAAATCCAATCGCCTTATTGATTAATGATATTCATGTCAGTAAGGACAACATAGCAGAATTTCAGCTTAACTGGGATGAAGCATTGGAGGTATGCGACAAATACGGAATCGCCGACATTATTGTGGGCGGTGATATGTGGCACTCTCGTTCTTCCCAGTCGCTTGACGTATTGATGGCTGTACGCAATGCCATAATCAAGGCTACCAGCAAAGAAATCAATCTGACAATAGCAGAGGGTAATCATTGTAAGGTGGACCAAGAATCATTGCTTGGGTACAGTCATTTGTTTAGCGAATATCCAAATGTCTATGTGGTTGATGACTACACAATAATGGATATTAGCGATGATGTAGTGCTTTATGTGATGAGCTATTTCCCAGAGAACGGTTCTTGCACAGAGCGTATTAAGGCAATGTCTGAAGGGCTTGATAAAGACAAGATTAACATTCTGTATGTCCATGAAGGCATCAGAGGTGGACTTGCAACGCCGAGTGATGATGAATTGCCAGCAAATTTATTTTCCGACTTTGACACTACACTTGTCGGCCACTATCATAATCGTAAGAAGATAGCTGGTACGAGCATAGAATACATAGGTTCTTCACGCCAGAACAATTTTGGCGAAGATGAAGAAAAAGGCTACACGATTTTGTATGACGATGGTTCATACGAGTTTATCAAGAACAACGCCAATACACGCTACATGGTGATTGATGTTGAACTTGCTGATATGGACGATAAATTCTTCAGCCGTCTTCAGGAAATCAAAAAGGAAGGGCGGTATAAAGTAAAAGTTCGTATTAGTTGTTCAACCAAAGAATCCCAGACTGTTGACAAGCAGAAATGTATTGAAAACGGTGCGGCGAAATTGGAGTTTGTAACGGAACAGACTCAAATCCAATTGACAGAGGCCCAGGACATATCGAAGAAGTACGATAAGTCTGGCATCAAGCAGGAATATGTTAACTTCTGCAATGACAGGGCTATATCGAATGTAGAACTTGGATTGGACTATCTAAACAAAATTCAGTAGTTATGTGGTATTTACAGAAGATTCAGGCAACCAATATATGTGCTTTTGAAGAATTAGAATACAAGCTGATGCAAGGTAAGACAACGCTTGTATTCGGCAACAATATGGATGACGATTCCCAGAACTCTAACGGCTCTGGCAAATCCGCATTGATTGAAGCTATTGCAATCGCCCTCACTGGCGAGACTCTGCGTAAGGTCAATATGGATGAAATAATCAATGATGCTCACGATACGGCATCTGTCACAGCATGGCTTGCAAATGATTATGAGCCGATGGTGATGAAGGTTGAACGTACATTCTCTCGTAAGAAAGGACAGGAAATCATTATCACCACCGACCATTCAGTTTACGGTGAAGAAAAAATCGTTAAAGCTACCGTCAATGACTATAACAAGTATGTGCTTGATATGCTTGGCATAAGCAAGGACGATGTGTTTTCAAACTACATTCTTACCGCACGCAAATATCGTTCTTTCCTCTCCAGTTCTGACCGTGACAAAAAGGAGATTATCAATCGCTTCAGCAATGGCGTGATTGTGGATGAATCAATAGAAGCATTGCATGAAGATATGGAGCCTATCCAGAAATCCCAACTGGAGGCAGAGAAAAAAGTATCTGAATGTAATGGCCGTGTTTCGGCATTGGCCTGTGAAATTGAACGTGCCATTGAAGAATCTGCGAGCCGTTCAGCAAACAAGAAAGCTCGTATTGACTCATGGAACGAATCTATAGCCAACAAACGAGCTGAAATACGTGAAGCAAATGAACAAATCAACAAGGCCAATGAACGACTGGATGTGCTTGATGATTTGGATGAGAAACTTCAGAAAATCGAGAAAAAAGAAAAGGACACTCAATCTGCTTATGAAACGATTAAAAAGTTATGTGATGGCAACAGTGTTCAGTTTGATTATGACTATGCTTCTGAGTATAATCGCTTGCAAGCACGGCTTCAAAAATCAAATGAACAACTGGAAGATTGCAAGACGAAGAAGAAAGAGGCTGAATCAAAGTTGAAGTCAGCATCCAAACTACTTGAAAAGCTGAAATCTACCTACGAAAAAGACATGAAATCCGTATCCGACAAGGAAGCGGAAATAAAAGTGAAGATTGATGCTCTTACAAGTCAAGCATTGAAACTGAAAAAAGAGTATAACGAGCTGAATGAGCAGCGTTCCAGCATTGTAAACAAGATAGCCAGTCTTGAAAAACAGTTGGCTGGAGTAATTCAATGCCCTAAATGCAAGCATGAGTTTACGTTGGCCAACGACATTGATGTTCAGGAAACACGCAAAAAGTTGTCTGACGAGAAAGAGAAAGAGCATGAAGTAGAAGATAAGATAACTACAAATCAGAAATCTTATAATGCTTGTGTCGCTGATGGCCGTAATGCTCGTGAGCAAGAGACTTCAATATCAAAAGAGCGTGCCGAAATTGAAAGCACTTACAGCAAGGCAGAATCAGATGTTCGTAAGGCAGAGTCGGCCTTGTCTGACATCCAACATGAATATGAAAAGATAGAACACGAAATTGCTTCCATCCAGCGCAATATTGATGCTCAAAAGAAGCAGATGTTTGATGAAGTATTTGATACGATTGATGACTTATACAAAAAGACCGAAGCCGACATTAAAGGGCTTGAACTTTCAATATCGAATTGTGAGGGTGCCATCAAGTCATACCAGGAATCAATCAAGGAAATAGAAAATGCTTCAGAAACAGATGTTATCTCCAGCCTTAAAGAGAGCAAGGAAAAGTACGAGAAACAGCTCAAAGAGGCTATGGATAATCTCAACGACATCAATAACAAGCTGAATGAGTTGAAAGTTCAAGAGGCTACCTTTATTGAGTTCAAGACATATCTTGCAAACACAAAAATAAATGCAATTAGCCAGATAACCAATGATTTTCTGGCAACTATTGGCAGCGACATACGAGTATCATTATCTGGTTTTACCATGCTGAAGTCTGGTAAGGTTAGAGACAAGATTTCCGTATCGCTTTTACGAGATGGGGTTGATTGTGGTTCTTTTGAGAAATTCTCAAAGGGCGAACAGACTCGTGTTGAACTGGCCAGTATTCTTGCATTACACAAATTGACAAACGTAAATTGCGAGGAAGGAAAGGGGTTGAACTTATTGATATTTGATGAGATTCTGGATGCAACAGACGAACAGGGTCTTACCAATGTCTTCAATGCCTTAAATGAGACGCATATCACGTCCTTGGTGGTAAGTCACGGAAACATCGCCGAGAATTACCCGAATCGCCTTGTCGTTAACAAACGCAATGGGATTTCCTTTATCTAATGAAACAGTCAGCTACAAAATGCCCGACACAATTGACACGTGATGAAGTTGCCGCTCTGGATATTGCTACCCACACAGGGTTTTATTGCACTAAAGAACGTGGCACATGGGATTTTACAGAATCAATGCGTAGAAACAATAATAAGCAACACGCAGCGTTCCGTAACACCTTAATTGACTTCATTACACGGAATGGTATCAAACAAATCGTTGCTGAAGATGTCAGTGTAAACAACCATTTCACAGACACACGCAAACTATCGGAGTTTCGTGGCATTCTGTTTGAGGTATGCGATACACTTGACCTTCCAGAACCAGCCTTCATCAATCCTATGACCGTCAAAAAGTTCGCTACTGGAGACGGACACGCAAAAAAGGACAAGATGATGGAGTTTTGCCGCAAGAGATGGCAGATAGAGCCTGGGGATGACAATGAGGCAGATGCCATTCATATCTTCTTCTGTTACATTAAACGCTTTAAGTTATGATGGAGAAAACAGAGAAGAAAAAGAAAGTCTCTTACAAAGAGCGCAAGGTCGCAGAAAAGCATAACAAGGAATTAAACAGGCTCTTGCAGCGGTTTTTCCGCTTTCTTGACAAGAAGCCAAAGCCAAGCGACCAAGAAGTACGAATTGAGTTTGTCAAGTCAGAAATGGCTTGGAAACAATACTGTTCCCAGCATAGCCTTGGATTCAGGACATCTATGTTGTTTAATGCAAAGGTGGCCTATGAATGGGAAAGGAAATATATGCGGAGACAGGAGAAGAGCAATTAGACAAGGAGACAGACCCCGAAGTCATTGCCAGAAGACACGAGCTATATGACAAGTATGTTGCCCCTTTTTACAATATGATTTATAAGCTGTGTATCAGATACAGCTACAAGCCATGCAATGTACAGGAGAACTATACGGAGGTTTTAGCAAATTTTTATCGCAGGATAGAAACTTATAACCCCAGCAAGCCTATTCGTACATGGCTGCATATTGTAACAAAGCGGCAAATCAGGGCTATCGAAAAGCGGAGACAAGCATACATTGACCGAGACAATGATGACAATGATATTGAGGATTACAGTGAATCTATCATTGATGACTCTACCGTTAGCAGCAATGTAATGAGCATTGACAATTACAGGGAACTGTACAACGATGACATCTTGTCTGTGCTGGATGAGTTGAAGCCAATACACAGGGATGCGTTTCTCTTACAGCAAGCAGGATACGCCCTGAACGAAATAGTTGAAATAGAGTATCAGAAAGGTAGTCTCAAATCCAAAAACATTGAAACGATAAAAAGCCGATTGTTTTTTGCTCGGCAATATCTGCAACGCAATCTTACAAGAGATGGAGAACGAGTACATCATAAACCAAACAATGAAGATATTTACGGAGATAGCGACTAAGCTAATCTCCCCTTCATTTAAGTTTTCCAAGGGCGGCGAGGCAATCAGAATTGTCGCACAAGCCCTGGGGAGACTGGAGAAGAAGCACGGTTCTCTCTCCAGAGAGCGCATTGTAGATTATTGTGTCAGTGCGGCATACACATTCAAAGACAGGGGTGACAAATGGAAAATCAATCAAGTGTTTGGACCCAAGTCTATTGAAAAGTTCGGCACAGACAGACGTGTGAAGTATTATGAAGACAGATGGCTTGCGAGTGCGAATATCACTCGCAGCCACCTTCTTTCATACCTTGCAGACAAGAGCAAGCACCCACATCAACAGTATGTCTATATGCCGATGGAAGAGCCGACAAAGCGTAGGATGCTCAACACTAACGCTGGGTATCTGATTTGCCAGTCATCTACATTAGGGTGGTCTCCAGAGTCGGAAAGCTGTTCACTGTGCAAGTTCGTAAACCAATGTCAAATTGAAACACAAAGAAAATTCCCAGAAATTTATAGGTTAAGAATAGAGCATGGCATCAAAAAGTGTGAATAATGTATTGTCAGAGGAATTTCTGATGGACTTGTTTAAGACGTGCATGGATGATGCGTATGTTTTGTCAGTAGTATATCAGCACGTCAAATCGGAACATTTGCCAGACAGGGATTCAATAACCTTGTTCAAGGCACTGAAACGCTATTACGGTCAATATAAGAAAGTTCCGTCTTATTCAGCAATGAGAGAGGCCGTAAGTGAAAACAGAGGGGCGATAAACTTGTTGAACGACATCTACGACAATGCTGGAGGATTGGAAGTCAATGAGTGCGTACATTTAATTGAGGAATACCTTAAAAGGGTAACATTCCAGAAAGCATATAAAGAAGCTGGTGACGCTTATAACAAAGATGGATATGAGCAAGCGGCAAAAGTGTTAAATAGCTATGTGGAATGGGAGCGGTCATTTTCTCTGACTGATGCAGAATTTACCGATGTGGTATCTACATTTAAGGAGCGTTTCTATCGCAACCAGACACAGGCCAGTTCGCAGAAAAATGCTCGGCCAATCACTCGATTCTATATTGACGAGCTGGATGTGCGCAATGAGGGTCAGAACTTACGGACACAGCTTACTTGCTTCCTTGCCGCTACAGGCGTTGGCAAGACACACGCCGCACGATGGATTGGCAGAAATGCTTGTCTTGACGGCCTGAATGTCCTCCACTTCCAGCTTGAAGGTAGCCGTTCAGAGGTTGAAAACGCCTATTCTGCATCGCTTGTGTTGTGCAATACATTCAAGTATGAGACTGGAACCATTAGAGAGGCCGAGATTGAGCGTATGGCAAAAGAGCTTGAAGATGTATCAGGAAGGCTGTTTGTACGCTCATATCCAAAGTTTAATTGCCACGTATCCACACTGGATATTCAAGAAGGCATTGCGGAGTTCAAGAAGAAATATAATCTCCAGCCTGATGTGGTTATCATTGACTCTATGGACTTGTTGACAGATGCTTCTGGGCGCAAGTATGGAGAAAATGGAGAGCGACACAGAAGAATAGCTGTAGCCAATGATTTGAAGGACTTGGCGGCTGATGAAAATGTCTGGATGGTTGTGACCTACCAGTCAACCGTTGAGAACCAGGAATGGATTAACGATGAAAAGAATGTGCTGACAGAATACAATACCGCAGAGGCAAAAGGACTGGCAAGGCCGTTAACCCATCTCATTACGCTTAATCAGTCAGCTAATGAAAGAAAAGAACACGTGTTGCGTATCAATGTAGCGAAAAGCCGATTCTTTGAAAAGGGAGAAGCATTTAAGATAGCTACAGATTATCGTCACGAGCGTTTCTACGATAGAGAAAGGACGTTGAATATCAATAAAACGCAGTAGTATGGTCATCAGCAGGGAAGAAAAAGAATATCTCATTCGGGAGCTTATGATTGAGCTTCATGCCAAATATGACGGAAGCCGTAAGAACCTGATTGTACCCAGATGCCCATATTGCGGCAAGGAGGGCGGCAAATTCGGTATATATGTAGGAACGGAAACCGACAAAAAGAAGCCGTTTATGACCCACTGTTTCAAATGTGGGCATACGACAAAGGAAGTCAACCAGTTTCTCACAGACATAGGGCGTTCAGACCTTAAACTGGAGGAACACGCCAGTTTCGCTCCTGTTCAGATTCCAGAGTTCTTTAAGTTGGAAGAGCAGGAAATTGACGATGAGCTAAGTGTTGTTGAAATGCCGAAATCGTGGAAGAGATGCTTCAGAAACGATTATTTGAAGTCTCGTGGATTTGTCAATGACGATTATGACTATTTCCCAGTCGGCACTACCAGAGGATTGAACTTCAAGTTTGACGATTACGTGATTTTTCAAGTCATAGACTCTGGTGATGTAGTCGGATATGTATCACGTCATACATGGAGCAAGGACGATATAGAACAGTACAACAACAGGGCAAAGCGTAATGGTAAATACCAGATACGGAGGTACAGCAACAGTACGGAGAACGATTTTTCCAAACTGTTATACAATTACGATGCAATCATTGAAGATGAGACGGATACAGTGATACTGGTTGAAGGAATCTTTGATGTAATTGCATTGACAAGGAAACTGGTTCTGTACGACAACCATCGTGTCGCTCCAGTGGCCACATTCGGAAAGAAAATTTCTGATACCCAAATATACAAGCTCCAAAGTAAGGGAGTGAGGTCTGTTATCATAGCATACGATGCCGATGCAACGGACGCTATCAACAAGACCGCAATACAGTTGAACGAATTTTTCGATGTCACCATAGCCAAATTGATAGGCAACGGAAAGGACTTCGATGAGATGGACTTCTGGGAGGTGTACGACGTTTTCGCTTATAATCTTAAAACACCAGTTGAATTTAAGTTGAATACGATAGATGAGAAAATCTGACAGAATAAACGGCTTGTATCAGTGGCTTGAAGACAACAAGATACAATATCGGAAGGTTGATGATGAGGTGGTTGAGGTTCTTGGATTTGGTAAAATGTACTTCCAAGATACCGAGAAATCCACATTCAACTCAATTTTCCGCAAGAACAAGGACGGAGAACTGATTTTCAACAGCATGGAAGACCCAGAAGTGTTGATGAATGAGGACATTAATTATATAGCGTTCAAATTCGGAAATAACTTTTATTACTACGATTTGCGTAAAGATTTCTGTCTGAATATCCTAAAATATATAGGAGAGCGCAAGCCAATGGAACATAACTTCCAGTTCGTTAATCTTGGAACGCACACCGCCTTTGAACTGCTGAATGGCAGCTTCATGCCGAATATGTGGGTCAAGAAAGCCAAATATCTCGGACATAATGCACTGGGAATATGCGATACCAACACGATGGCTGCTTGTTTTACGTTACAGAAAGAATGTGAAGCCGCTGGAATCACTCCAGTATTCGGGTATTCCATGACCGTAACAGATGGAGACGATGAAGAATGTGAGAAGTTTGGAGTAAAGGTATATGTTCAGTCACAAAAAGGCTATCATCATTTGTTGCGCATACAAAAGGCCATTATGGTTGACAATGTAGAAAAGAAAACCATCGGGCTTAATGAGTTGTGCAATCGTAGTGAAGGTAATGTGATTGTGTTTGATAAATACGCTTCAAGCTATATGGTTAGCCATCCAGATGTTGTTAAACGGCTTTCGCAAGCATTTGACAGGGCATACTATCAGGTTGATTTGTCCGAGTATAAGGCAGAACGTATTGATATAAGGGTGTTGGAAGCTACGAAGCTGTATTTCGACAGGCTGTATGATAACAACAAGATGCCTCGCCCAATCCTGATAAGTGATTGCTATTATTTGGATAAAGACGATGCAAAGAATAAAATCATTCTCAACAAGGTTGCTGAAGGTGCGGCGCATGAACAAAGTGATGACCAGTATTTCAAAGATGCAGACGAGCATTACGAGACATTTGCCAGCCTGTTCAGTGACAAATGGGATGTCGATGCCTTGTTCAAAGAGTGCTGTGATAACACTCTGGAAATTGCAGACAATGCGAAAGCCAGGCTTGACACTACTAAAAACCGTATGCCCAAGTATGACATGACGGAAGAGGAAAAAGCAAAGTATGGAACCGTTCACAATATGTTCAATCAATTACTGGAAGAGGGATTAAAGTCAAAGATTCCAGCGGAGAAACAGGAACAGTATCGCAAGCAGATGGAATATGAAAAGTACATCATAGAAAGCACTGACAACGTGGACTACCTGCTTGTTCAATACGACACCTGCAACTGGTCCAGAAAGAACGGTATTCTCGTTGGCTGTGGTCGTGGGTCCGCTGCTGGTTCTTTGCTCTTGTATTTGCTTGGAATCACGTTGATTGACCCCATAAAGTACGACCTAATCTTTGAACGCTTCCTGCTGCCAGAACGAGCAGGGCTATATCCAGCGGACGTAACGGTAATCGGAGAAGACATTGAATCCAAAGATTACATAGAGCTTACCCTTGAAAGCGGTAAGGTTATCAAAGTAGATAAGGACGCTCAATTCATGGTTAAACGAGCTGGAGAGGATGAGCCAATACAAGTATATGCAGATGAACTTCAAGATGACGATGATATTCTATTTGACAATAAAGATTTGATATTTACTATAAACGAGTTATGATATGGCAGACATGGTGCTTACTGATGAAATGCAAAAAGCCTATGACCTGATAGAGAACACAACAGAGTGTCTTTATATCACTGGTAAGGCTGGAACTGGAAAGACCACGTTCTTAAAGTATTTAGTTGAAAACACTCATAAGAACCTGATGGTTGCCGCTTCAACAGGGATTGCGGCCATCAATGCAGGTGGAGTGACGTTACATAGCTTGTTCAATATCCCACTTAGCGTAAATGACCCTACGGCTCCATTGAGAGGCAAGCTATATGCCGACAAGCTGGAACTGTTCAAGTCTCTTGATGTACTGGTGATAGACGAAATCAGTATGGTACGCCCAGACACGATAGACTACATTGACAAGAAATTGCGTATCTATCGAATGACCGATGAAGCGTTTGGCGGTGTTCAGGTGGTTATGTTTGGAGACCTGTACCAACTGCCTCCAGTATTGAAAAAGGACGAGAAGGACATACTGCTGCAATTTTATCGTGGCGTGTATTTCTTCTATGCCCATATCTTCAGAAGTTGTGGGTTCCGTGTGATTGAGCTGACCCATGTGTTCCGCCAGACAGAGCAACGGTTTGTTGAAATACTGAACAATATCCGTTGTTACAGGATGACTCAAAGGGATGTGAATGATTTGGATAAGGTGCGAGACAGAAGGGCCAGCAAGGTTTACGACAATCAGCATATCCATATCTGCACCCATAGAAAGGATGTACAAAGAATCAACGCAGAGATGCTTGGCCAACCGACCCATGTTTACAAAGCCGTTTTTACTGGAGAGTATCCTAAAAATGCGTCTATTTGCGATGAAGTTCTGGGATTGCGTGTCGGTGCCAGGGTGATGATGCTTATAAACGACAAATATCGCAGGTATTCCAATGGTTCTATGGGCATCGTTACAGACTTGTCAAATGAGTATATCAACGTATTGTTAGATAATGGCAACGCTATTACGGTTTCGCCATTCGAGTGGGTGGCACACGAATATAAAATGGAAAATGACAAGATTGTCACAATTGATAAAGGAACGTGCAGACAAATGCCATTGTCATTGGCATGGGCGATTACGGTTCACAAGAGCCAAGGATTGACTTTCGATAAGGTTGTTATCCATACAAAAGGAATGTTCGCACCAGGCCAGTTGTATGTCGCTTTGAGCCGTTGCACATCACTGGAAGGAATCATATCGGAATCATATATCGACAAGCGGTACATCATTCCAGATTATGAATTGAAAGCCTTTGACCAAGCGTGTCAGAAGGCTGGTGGTATCTTCAATAGAAACACTTATATCAGTATGGCATTAAGATGAAAGTCATAAAAGCAAAACATATAACAAGCACCAAACCTGTTAATGTGGTAGATTGCTTTATTGATAGCGGTTTTTTGCAAGGAGCTGGCGGTTCACTTCCAGACGTGGACGTGGACTACCAATCCGACCGCCGTCAGGAAGTGAAAGAGTATATAGAACGCCGCTATAACCATGACGGAAAGCAGCGTGTGTTCTCCGCTGGTACATTCACCACATTAAAGGTTAAGGCCGTTATTAAAGACGTGGCTCGTACTATGCGTATCAACCCATCACTTGTCAATTACCTCACAGCATTGTTTGATGATGACAAATGTGATTATACAGGAATATTCAAACTGGCAGCAGAGAACAAGAAAATCGTATTGTTTATTCACGACTACCCAATGCTGTTTGAAGACATCCGCACACTGATGTTTCAGCCTCGTTCAAGTTCCGTACACGCTTCAGCATTGCTTGTGACCCCAGACGAACTGGATGGAGAGGATGCAGAATGTTTTGACTTTGTGCCAATCAAGAAAGTGGATAACATTCTTGTGTCGGAAGATGATGGATATAGCCTGGATGAACTTGGACTGTTGAAGAACGACTGCTTGGCTACAAAGGAGTTATCAAAACTTCACGAGACCTTTGACCTCGTAAAAGAACATTATGGGATTGATGTATCTCTTGAAGGTATTGTAAGTGGAGACATGGATGATGAAAGAGTGTATGAGTTACTTCGTCAAGGATATACACAGAATGTCTTTCAGTTCTCATCGAAGGGTATTACCAAGTTCCTTGTAGATATGAGACCGACTTGCATACACGATTTGATTGCAGCCAATGCCTTGTATCGCCCTGCAACTTTGGACTGTGGTTCAGCAGAAAAATATGTTGATTGCAAAACAGGCAATGTAGCACCTACATACCTGTGGGGTACTTATAATGCACTCAAAGACACTTTTGGTGAGGTTTGCTATCAAGAACAAATTACCCAGATTGCACGTGAAGTTGGTGGCTTTTCTCTTGGTGACGGTGTGAAGCTGGTGAAGTTCATATCCAAGAAAAAGAAGGATAAAATATTGGCTATGAAAGACAAGTTCATGGATGGTGCTAAGAAGAATGGATGCCCGAAAGAAGATGCAGACAAGATATGGGAAATCTTTGAAGTATCTGGTTCATATTCATTCAATAAGAGCCACGCTACCGCTTATGCCGCTACCGCTTATGCTGGAGCATGGTTAAAAGCACATTACCCAACTGCCTTCTATACCGTTGCTCTCCAGTGGGCCGATGACAAGGAGCTTGTTCCTATCATGTCAGAGATGGAGGCTTGCAGTAATGCAAAAGTGGTAGCACCAGACATCAATATCAGTGCTGACAAATTCTATACTGACTACGAAACGAATGAAATATTTTGGTCGTTGTCAAGTATTAAGATGCTTGGCGCAAAAGCCGTGGATTGGATTATCAAGGAGCGCAATAAGAATGGAGACTTCACCAGTATCGTTAACTTCATCGAGCGTGTGTTCAAATACAAGCTGAAGAAGTATCAGTATTGGGATGACCCAGACAATGAGGAAGAAGCTACGAGATGCCCGATAGATGCTCGTCATGTTCGCAATCTTATACTTGCTGGGTGTTTTGACCATATTGAACACGCAGATTCAGTTATTGAACGGTATGCGATACTTGAAAAAGCGGCTCACACGCTTGGCTTCCAGATTAACGAAAAGGAATATCCTGCCAATTTGATTGGAAAGCATTATTTCTGGAGTCAGCAGCAAATCAAAGTGTCTGGACTTGGTGCGATAGACTACAAGAGAATATACGACAATGCAGAAATTAAGGCCGAAATCAGAGGCCGTGCATCGTATTGTTCACTGAAAGACATTGCAGACCCAGACAAAGACGGAAAGAAAGTCGCAATCAGTGCTACCGTTGTGGAAGTGGAAGAAAAGAAGTTCACAAGCAAGAAAACTGGCGATGTTGAGACGTTCTGTAAGCTCACACTTCAGCAGAACAATGACATGGGTGAACTGGTGGTGTGGCCAGAGGAATATAAAACCGCACGGCCAAAGCTCATAGAGGCAAAAAACAAATTGATAATCTGCATGGCTACAGTTAAATATAGCGATTATGCAGGACAGAACAATCTTCAGCTTACAAGACACAATTTAGTAGAAGTATTATGAAGCAAATGATAGTTTGCATTGTTGGCCCATCTGGAAGCGGAAAAACTACGCTTGCCAGTATTGCCAGCAAGGAATTGAATATTCCGACATTGTGCAGTTATACTACACGCCCCAAACGAGAGAATGAGATAAACGGAGTTGACCATTTCTTTGTGTCAAAAGAAGAAATGCCGACTAAGGATAAGATGCTTGCGTACACTAAATTCGGAGATTACGAATATTGGGCAAGTATTGAGCAGATTCCAGAAGATAAGCCAATCCTATACGTGATAGATGAAAAAGGATTGATGATGCTGATGGAAGAATGGGGAGACCAATATGAGATAGCTTCTTTGCTTATTAAAAGAGACAAGAAACTTCTTATAGAAACAGTTGGCGAAGAGCGTGTTAAGCGTGACCATAGCCGAGTTAAAATTGACGAGAACAGCTACGATGCTGTAATATCCAACAATGGCTCTTTGACGGAGTTCTTAAAAGACGGAGTAGCAACTATTAAATTACTGATTGACTGATATGGCACCGAAAACTGAAACAACACCAATCGTAGCGTTTACATTGGACTTTGAAACTGGAGGTCTGCAATGCCAGACTTGCGCTTGCACTCAGATAGCAATACACGCTACCAGACTTGATACATTTGAGCGGATTGGAACATATATCAGCTATATCCAACCCTATTCACAAAAGGCTATAAAAGGAGTAACCGAGAAGAGAAAGGTCTTGAAAAGCAAATATGACGTTGATGAAGAAAAACCGATGTTGTATGAGAGTAAGGCTTTAACATATTCGGCGATTACGATGGATATGCTGTATGAGCAGGGCAAACCCATTGAACAAGTTGCCCAGGAAGTCCTACAGTTTATCAAGGACAATACTCCAAAAGGCGGTCGCAACATGAAGCCGTTTTTAATCGGGCAGAATATAGCGTTTGATGAAGGGTTCTTTTGTCAGTTGATGGAATATGCAGGACTGATAGATGAGGTGTCAAAACTGATAAGAGGCACAAAAGACTTTTATGGGCATTGGCATCCGTATATGCTTGACACAATCATACTTGGCCAACTTGCAATGTGCCACAAACCAAACATTGACTCATACAAGCTGGAAATTATGTGTGAACGTCTTGGCATTGAACTTACCGATGCTCACGATGCAGACGCAGACGTATCGGCTACAACCAATGTCGTAACAGTTCTTACACAGCGTATGAGAAACGAAGAAGGTGTGTATTCTGGGCCTACACTGGCAATGGCCACTACAGAGAAAAGTAGAAAACACTTCAAAATATAATGCAATGGAACAGGAAAAGAATGTACAGATGCCGAATGTGGAAGAGCCGATAGTGAAATTCAGGCTCGTTTCAGACCGTGATGTAATGACCATAGTGAACGATGACATTAAGGAAACTCTGGTAGAAATAAGCGGATATGACCTCCAGATAAACTTCAATATGCAATATTTGAAATCTGTTGAGGACATCAAAGCGGCAGGAGATGGGATAGCTGATTTGTTCAAGCAGCTCATTACAGAGAAATTGCTTGAATATCGCAAACAAAACGAATGACTTACTTCTATTCGTAAATGAAACAAAGGCACTTCAACGCTGTTTGTTGGGGTGCCTTTGTTAATAAATAATTTACGACAATGGAAGCTAATAATTTGACAGACCAAGAAATATTGTTTTGTGAACTGTATGTCACTGGCGATGTTCCTTTTGCTGGCAATGCCGTAAGGTGCTATCAGGAAGTCTTTAATGACTCTACCAATAAAGCACGCTATAGGGCATTGAAGCTGCTGCATCGTGATGACATCAAGAAATACATAGAAGAGCTTGGCAAACTATCAGAAGAGGATGCCAAGTCGGTTAAAACTTTCTTAACAGCCAACCTCAAGCATATCATCGAGGAATGTTCGTCTGCTGATTTTGTTGACAGGCGAGGCAACCCATTGTCTCCAGCAGCGATGAGAAGTGTGGCTGTTAGTGCATCCAAGACATTGATGGAAATGTACCCAGTCAAAGAAGCGCAGACTACCAAAGTATCCATTGATAACAAGGGAGAGTCTGGCGTTACATTCAATGTGATTATTCCTACAAATGCAGTGCAAGTCGAAGAACCCAAACAAACAGATAGCGAATGATTGAAATAATTGTAGCAATAGTAAGCGGAGTGCTTGCTGGAGGATTGTCACCTTTCCTGTTCTTGCGCCAGAATAAAGACGCAAAAGAAATTGAAAACGAGTCGCACCAATCCGAGGAATGGTGTAAACTGTATGAGGAAGAATGTAAGGAACGAAAAGAGCGTGATGCCAAAATAGATGAACTGTACAAAGAAATCAGTGTTCATCGTGACGCTAAAGGAGAAATGGCAAAGCGCATTTCCGAACTGGAAGTAGAAAACACAAGGTTGAAACTGCTGATGTGCGAAGTGCCGTCATGCCCTAAGCGAAAACCACAAACAGGTTACTAATGAAAGAAGGTGATACTATTCTGATTATGCCATCATGCGCATTGGAAGAAATGCACATGGAGCAACTGGTAGGCACACGAGCCACTATTACAAATGTAGTTACGAACAACGATACTATCAGGGGATGTTGGGTAAGGTTGCCACGCCCATTCCTGAATGAAGAAGAATGGTATATACCGTATATATCAATGGGATAATATGAAATTCAGATTGGTACGCACAGACCTTCAACCAGATTATACGATAGGCCGACTGGAAGTTTGGAAAGACGAGCAGTGGGCCTATTTGTGTGATACCCTTGAAGCAGCGGTACGAAGCAAGAACAAAAGAGGCAAATATCCATATACAGACATTCGTGGATATGCCATACAGACCGCTGTTCCAAAGGGGGAATATGTTGTCTCTATGAACGTGCCATCTCCGAAATACTCTGATTTTGACAAGTATCCATTTGCAAAACAATACAAGGGGTGCATACCCAGACTTGTGAACGTAAAGAAGTTCGATTCCGTGCTGATAAAGCCTGGGATGAGGGCCACACAACTGCATGGAAGCATAGTGGTTGGTATTAACAATGGGAATGACCGTATGTGTGATTCTACGCTGGTATGGAATAGTCTTATGCAAGCATACCTGCAACCTGCAAAATTAACAAAGGAACCAATAACAATAGAAATACAATGAAGAACCTGAAAGAATTGACTTTGATAGCCATCGCCATAGTATTAACGATTCTGGCAATGAGAGCTTGCCAGCACTTCAAACATAATGGCACTGTTGAACATACGACTGTGGTTGATACTTGCATTGTCTATGACACGATACCATATTTGAAGCCTGTTCCGAAAGACAGCGTAGTTATACGTTATGTGACCACAACGCTTCCAGCCATACAGCACATTGATACAGTTACCGTATTTGACAGCGTACAGGTAGAGATTCCGATAACGCAAAAAGAATATAGGGATTCTGCTTACCACGCATTTGTTAGTGGCTATATGCCGTCTTTAGACAGCATTACGGTATATCCCAGAACCATATATATCAACAGTACCACAACAAGCAAATACATACCAAAAACAAAACGCTGGGGAATTGGATTACAGGCTGGATATGGTGCCTATATCAATAACAGTACGGTTCATGCTGCCCCATATATAGGCATTGGAATTAGCTATGATATTTTTTCTTGGTAAAATTTCAGTAAACTGCAAACCTGTGCCGTGTGAAACTCCTATTCTTAGTCAAAGCAACTAATTAAAATATATAACAGTATGGAATTACACATCAAAGACCGCATCTATATTCCGCAGATGCTTCCGCAGCAAAACAACTTCATGGGCTTTAACCTGAAGCGTGAGATTATCAAGAAGGTGGGCCTGACAGAAGCCGACAAGGAAACGTACAATATCGAGGAAGATACAAAGAACAGCCGCATCACTTGGGATATTCAGAAGGACAGGGAAATGCCTCTTGTAGTAGAGTTCTCAAAGGACGAGCTGAACTACCTCAAAACCGCCTGTGAGACGCTGGCAGAAGCAAACTACCCAGATGACTTCTGGATGACGGTAGAGAAAATCTACAATGAAGCACAGGGATAAAGAAATTTCTTGCTCCTCTCTATATATTCATCCGACCGCAGCCGAAAGGTTGCGGTTTTTATTTTATAGAAATTTCAAACCATCGAAATGCCTAATCTCTATTCTTCAATGAGAACATAAATAATCAATATGTATGATAGATATTAAAACATCGAATCGAGCTTTAGGCTTTTTAGTCTGGTTCCGCAAATTCTATAATGGCGAGACCAGCGAAACTTATCAGAGAATTGCTGCAAATTATCCACAGGCCAATTACAGCACCATACGAGTGTACTTACTGGAATTGGCTGATAACGGATATATCAAAATTGAGAACAAGGGCAAATATTCCCAGAAGTTCATTGTCAACGAGGAGAAATATCAAATGGTGTTTAGATAATGGTTCCAGGACTGAAAGAGCCACAAGGATTGCAGATTGATTTCAGACCTTCGCCAAAGCAATATGAGGTATGGCAGAATCTACAGCCAGAATGTCCTTTGTGCGGCGGTGAGGTCACTCAAAAGATGTCTGGTGTCGATAGAAACGGCAACCCGACATTCAAGCCTGTGTGTTCAAAATGCGGCAACGAAAACATACCCCAAATGATATTGACTGGCGGCGCGGCTGGCGGAGGTAAGTGCCTGAATATAAATAGTCTGGTTTGTACTCCGTTTGGATTTAGGGCATTAAAAGATTTGAAAGTTGGCGATATAATATCGAACCCAATAACAGGAAAAATGCAACGAGTTATATGGATTCATCCAAAAGGAAAATTTCCATTTTACAGAGTGCATTTTGTTGATGGTACATATACAGATTGTTCTGAAGGGCATTTATGGAGAGCGCATCAAAGCCGTAAAAAATCCAAGAAAGCCAAGAATAATCCAGAACACTATGCTATGTATGGTGATGATAGGATTATGGAAACAAGTGCAATGTACCAATGGTACCAACGGAAGAAAAGCGGTATGTATAAAGGAACTCATTTAATCATACCGCTTACCGCACCTGTTGAATTTACGATAGGCAATAAACCAAGAAAAATTAAACCGTATATTCTTGGTGCGATTATAGGAGATGGCTGTATCACGGATTCCGTTATTATTAATAATGGATATGTGCAAATGACAACTATGGACGATGAAATTGTGCGGCGTTTCAAAAATGCTGGATACGATATGTCACACCATTGCCAAAGGCCAAACAATCGCTCAATTAATTATTTTATTAAAGACAAGAATTTGATAAATAATCTGATTGAACTCGGTATTGCTGGTAATCGTTCACAAACCCATGTTATACCACAAAGATATTTATATTCTCCTATCAAAGAACGCATCGAATTGATGCAAGGGTTAATAGATACTGATGGATATGTGGATGACAGAGGGCATTTGTCATACACCTCTACAAGCAAGCAATTGGCAGAGGACGTAGCTTTCATAGTGCGCTCATTAGGTGGCATAGCCACAATCACAAAAAATCCAGCAGGATATAAGCACCCTGACACTGGAGAGTTCATTCAATGTTCCGATACATACGATGTGCAGATACGAACAAAAATGAACCCAGACCTTTGTGGATTGACTCGCAAAAAAGAACGAGCCAGATATGAGTTCAACGGAGGGGCAAGTGAACTGGGTAAACGCATTACAGATATAGAGTATATAGGCGAGCAGGAAAGTTTCTGCATAACAGTAGATGACCCCAGTGGTTTGTATATTACAGACAACTTTACTGTAACGCACAACTCTTACCTCGGAAGTTGTTGGCTAATCAGCTCATGCTTGCGTTGGCCAGATATGCGTATGGTCGTTGGCCGTAAGACATTAAAAAGCCTTCGAGAATCAACATGGAATACAATTCTTAGTGTATGTAAGAGTTGGGGATTGATTGAGAACGAGAATTTCAAAGTCAACAATCTGTCTGGAGAGATGATATTCTGGAACGGCTCCAAGATTATTATGAAAGAGATGGCATACAGCCCTTCAGACCCATCATGGTTGAGATTTGGTTCGTCTGAATATTCTGGTGGTTTTATTGATGAGGTCGGAGAGATAGAAGAACGAGGTGTCGATGTGCTGTTCTCTCGTATTAGATGGAAGGTGCATGAGACATTCAAAGTGCCAAAGCTATTGATGTCAACCAACCCTTGCCTTGGATGGGTTAGAGACCGATTTGTAATTGACAATAACGGAGACCCTGTTCAATGCAGGGAAGGAGAACTGTATTTGCCGTTCTCTGTATTTGACAACCCAGACGTGGCATTCCGTAATGCGTATGCGGCATCATTGCGTAAAATAAATGACCCTACAACAGTAGAAAGACTGTTATATGGAAACTGGATGTGGGTTGACAGCAATGAAGCCGCTGCATATTACAAGTTTGACGGCTCAAAGCATTTGGTAGATAATCTAAAAGAAAAGGTGTACAATCCATTGAAACCAATCATACTCAGCTTCGACTTCAACGTGATTCCTTTCATGTCATGTCTTGCATTTCAAATAGACTATGACAACAAAAAAATCTATGTTTTGGAAGAGATTTTGGGCCGTCCTGAAGAAAAAGACAACAACACTCCAAAGCTGGCACAGAAAGTTCGCAATAAATACTTAAACGAACAACACACTGGAGGACTATTCGTAACTGGAGACCCTGCTGGTTTGGCTCGTTCTACACAGACAGAAGATGGCGTAAACAACTATACCATCATTATGAACAACCTCGACCATCCAGTATTGCGACCCAAGAAGAAGCTCCTTAAAAGACAGCCGTCACAGGTCGCACGACTTGATTTCGTGAACGCTTTGTTTGACGGATATGACGGATGGGAGATACTAATTGACATGAGATGCAGAAAATTTACTGAAGACCTGATTTATCAAAAGAAGAACGCAGATGGAACAAAAAGCAAAGCAAAAGCCACAGACCCAAAACTCGGAGTCAAATACGAAAAGTACGGACACTTGTCGGACTGCTTCGACTATTTTCTTTGCCTGTTCCTTAGCGAATCATGGGGTCGTTTCCAGTCCAAAAATTCTGGCATCACTACAACGGTAACACCGATATATAACAACTTTAGCTTTTAAGACAATGTATAGACGATTTCTGAACAATAATGATTACTACGGTGTAATCACCAGAGAGGCCATGAAGCAGCTCATTCGTGAAGATGAGGAACGCTATGCACAGGCAGAGGAAGCGGCAGAGGCTTCTATCATTGAGTACCTTACAGACAATTACGAAGTAGAGAAAGAGCTGGAGATAGGGAAGTCATTGATGGAATACAACCCAATGATTACTTATCCAGTCCACAGCCATTTCTATAACGAAGGAAAGATTTGGGAGGTTATGCGCTCAATCAATGGAGTAAAGAAGCCTACAGACACCGTGTACTGGAAAGACCTTGACTATGACGAAAAGAAATACGAGTCCGCACAGCTATACTCCCAGCTTCATAACTGGCAACCAGGCGATATTGTAACTTTTGCCAATGCCTATTTTGAATGTCTTGAACCAAATGGACTTGACTTTAACGACATTCGTATTCCTGGGATTAATGCTTGGCAAAAGGTTGAGGTCTATGAATGGCAACCGAACCTTGAATACAATGTTTGGGAAGCGGTATCTTATCAGGGAAAATTCTATGCCTTACTGAATAAAGACGGCATAGACCTTACCATTAATCCGCTTGACTCCGATAACTGGGGTCTCATTGGCTCCTATGATGAAACTTATCCTTACGAATTGAAGGATACGGAATACGTGGAGTTTAATGGAAGTCTTTATATACCGACAATGCTGCCTGTTGCAGACGAGTTGAAAGAAGGCTATAATATACGTGCGCACGACCCCAGAAATGCAAACATCAAGAAGCACATGGTTCGTCTTGCCTTGTATGAGCTACACAAGCTCATCTCTCCGAACAATATCAGCTCGGCAAGAATCACGGATTACGAGACCTCTATCACATGGCTTCGTGATGCAAACAGGATGAAGATAAATCCGCAGATACCACGAAAACTGGATGACCAAAACAAGCCAACGGCAGAGTATGCGATAGCCACATTCCAGCGTGACTACGACCCATATCAGAACCCTTGGCAGATATAA